GCGACCATAAGACCAGAACAGAGTAAATCTGTTAAGGCAGGTGCGGAACCCCGCAAGGGAAAGAAGCAGAAACCTAAATCGTGAGGTTTGGGAATCACCGTCCGTTTACGGCGGTGAGGATGTCAAGGAAGAATTAAAGGCAATTTATAATGACAGGGTTGTATACGGACTAGCTGATAACAGTAATGTGTATATAGACGCTGTGTCCTTAGGGGAGGTACTCAATTGTAGTATTTACTCAAAGCTCATGGAGTCAGATAGACTGTGGGTATCAGCAGATGATCTAGCTGTAATTCTAGAGGATAATAATTGCCCTACGGATGATTTCGAGAAGTGGTTGCTATCTATCCGCGGCATGGATAATAAAACCCACACATTAGCTTACAACAATGATATCAGTAACAATCAGGTTAAGCCTTTAGATGAAATCCTTGGATACGAAGGGCAGGAGTCAGTATTCTCATCTGCAGAGCTCCGAGCTCTGCAGATGAAGTGGCCTGAGCTTGCGATTCTATGCTGGACATCTGATGGATCGACGTTATGGATAAAACCAAAGCTTACTACTTAGGCTAATTATGGCTCTATTAGACCACATAAAGAATAATGGTTAATGATAGGCTCTTCACTCCATAGCCTGTAATCTAATAAACCATGCCTAACATAAGAACTTACATCTTTAATAGTACCGTGATACGGGTAATTATCAAATGTAAGCAACCCTGGTTTGTAAAGGACGACATACTCAATGTATTAGGCCTCCGTAGCACAGAGGCGCTAAATCCTAAGGAGTGCGCTACCTTTACTATTACTGATACTAATGGTGCAAGGGATATACCTATTATATCCTTGCCCGCCGTATATAGGCTTATCCATATACAGAAGATAGATAAGACGAATAACCTTGCCCTGTTCCTGCGCCGCATAGAAGACATGGTGGTAGGGGACATGGTATTATCTGACGTCGTGCCTATTTATAAAACCATTAGCTTATCTAGGTATCGGCGTCGCCCTTGTATTTATCTTGAGACTATTATAATACTTCTGGTTACTATAGTTATGTCAGGTTTACTCACGCCGCATAAATATACAATGATACGTGCACTTGATGCTATGTTATTTGCAGATACGGTAGAGGCCCACAATTAGAAATAGAGCCCCGCGCGTTCTCTGGCTATACGATTAGTCTTGCAGCGCGCGTGAGCGGAGTGTTAATTTATTGAGATATAAATATGGCTAAGAATGAAATCTCAGAGCAACTTAAGCTTGCTCGAAAGCTAGATACTGAGCTTAGAGCAAAGTGCCTTAATTACATGGGGGGCCTCGGCTCTACTAGTTCTATCGAGCCTACTACTTTTATACCCAGTGGTATATTCTCATTGGACTATGTATTAGGAGGTGGGTGGCCCGCAGGTAAAATAGTAGAGATTGCAGGTGAGACTAGTGTAGGTAAGACCACACTTATGAAACAGTGCGTTAGTCTATTACAGGCTAAGGGATACTGGGCAGCGTGGTTAGATCACGAGAAGTCATTCGAGGTTGGTTATGCCAGGATGATGGGTATGGATATGGATCGGATAGCCATGTTCCGCCCCGATACAGGGGAGGAGGGTATGGATAGTCTTATTACTCTATTAAACAGTGGTCTAGTCAAAATAGTCGTTATTGATTCAGTAGCGAATATGATATCCGCTGTTGAGATGGAGAAGGGCTCTGCTGATGCTACTGTTGCTCAATTGGCCCGTCTGCTTAGTAAGAAGTTACCTCAAGTAGTTAATGCTGCTAATAAGACTGGTGCTACCGTAGTGTTGATTAATCAGTATCGCACTAAGGTAGGTAGTTATGGGGCCCCCGTCGGCTCCACTGGTGGTAAGGCCCTGGCCTATAATGCTGCTATACAACTACGGCTAGGACGAGGAGATCCCCTTAAACAGCGGGGCGTTATAACTGGTATGACTATTACAGTCAAGAACACTAAGAATAGAGTAGCTATCCCCTTTCGTGAGGCAGAGTTAGATTTACTATTACCCTATACAGGCCCCAATGGGAACCTGCTGGCGGGCGTGGATCTAGTGGGCGACATTGTACGTCAGGCTGTTAAGACTGGTATAGTTACTCGTAGTGGGGCCTTCTATACCCTACCTGATGGTACTAAGTTTCAGGGCCTAGCAGCAGTTCGTGCTGGTATTAACCAGAGTATGCTAGATTCTATTTACAGTCAGTTGTCGGAGTACCAAGACAACGCAGCAGGTGATGACACCGAAGAAACAATTAACGACGAGCATGTATGACAAACAAGACAACACAACCTCAGTATAAGGTGACACCACCGAATAAGGCACAATTAGCGAATATGACGCTATCAGAGTTGACAAGTAGTATAGCTAGTCTCAAGCAGGCTCTGCAAGTTATCAATGAGTATATGAGTAAGCATCTTAAGGATGCGGGTTATATGCCCCAGCAATCTAGGAATGACATTTTCTATAGTGTCCCGCGTCATACTGATGGGCATAGTGATATGGGCAGTGATGTTAGTATGGGGATTAACAATAATTATACTCCTACTGGTGCTCCAGCTCTATTTGATGGACGACTAACTATCGTAGATAGCACACTAGAGGAAGAGTTCCGTAGAGAGGTAGATCTGTCTACTGAGGAGTTTGCAGAAGAGCAAGAACGGCTCGATCTATTAAATAGCATAAGAAACAGCCAGCAACAATAATATGCAAATCAACGTTATACACACAGATGGTAGAGTAAGCCCGTATGATCCCAATCGCGCTATCGAGGTAATTAACTGGGCCTGCGAGGGCCTAGAGGTAGATCCCTATAAGTTATCTCGGCGACTTAGTCGTCGCTTTAATGATGATATCACTACAGAAGCGATACAGAATGGTCTGATTAGATCAGCAGCTGAATTAGCCGATTTGCATTACCCTGATTGGCTGAAGGTCAGTGGTCGCCTTCGTATGTGGGATTGGCGGCGTAAGGTTAAGGCCCGCCGCGGCTATCTCTATGGTAATTATCCAGTGGCCTTCGAGTACCTGAGGTCTGAGGGCTTCTATGAAGGAGACCTAATAAAGAACTTCTTAGACTTGTATAGTACTAATGACATTGCTGAAGCCGGCACCTGGATAGACCCAGAGCGCGATATGCGCTTTGATATAAGCGGCGCTGATCTTCTCGTCTCGCGTTATCTCCTAGAGGGTGAGTTACTACAGGAGATGTGGCTAACACAAGCACTACTACTCAGTATGCTGGAGCCCGCCCACGAGCGCATGACCTTTGCTCATAAGACCTATGACCTACTCAGCCTCGGTAAGATCAGCCTGGCCACTCCTCTTATGAGTAATCTGCGTCAGGCCGATGGTAGCCTCAGTAGTTGTCATATAATCGATATCGATGATAGTCGCGAGAGTATCTTCGATAATATCTCTCAGCTAGCAGCAATGAGTGCTAATGGCGGTGGGGTAGGCGTACGCATTAGTAAGGTGCGGGCCCGCGGTAGTCGTATTCGTAAGAAGAAGGGCGCCAGTGGCGGTGTATGCCCTTGGATTAAGATTATCAATGCTACCATCGTCGCTACTAATCAACGCGGTGTACGCGCAGGGGCCTGTACCGTAGGTATAGACGTATGGCATGCTGACCTCCTTGAGTACATGGACCTGCGGGGTGATGCTGGTAGTGAACATACGAAGGCTCGTGATATCCTGCTGCAATTCATTATCTCTGATGAGTTCATGCGTCGAGTAATTCTCGATGAGGACTGGTACCTAGTGTGCCCTACTGAAATCAAGAATGTATTTGGATATCAATTAGCTGATATGTACGGCGATGAATTTACCAATGCCTATCACGTCATCGAAACGTATATCAACTCCTCCGCTCCTCCGCTCGACGTAGTTAAAAAGGTCAGCGCTAAGGCTATATGGAAGAAGATGCTGATGCTCCTACTTGAGACAGGTACTCCTTATGTGGCTTTTAAAGACCGCATTAATGCGCTTAACCCTAATAAGCATGAGGGTATTATCGGTGGAGTAAACCTATGCGTTGAGTCATATAGTTTATTCAATAGCAGCTACTCACATTGCTGTATGCTTCTGTCGTTAGTATTACCTCGTATTACTGACGATGAGATGGCTGATGTCAGCCGTATGGCTGTTCGTCTATTAGATGCCGCATGTGATCTTACTACTAGCCCTACTTATGAGGCTCGCGCTCATGTAAACCGCTATCGTACCATAGGTGTAGGTGTCATGGGACTGGCTGACTGGTTAGCTATTAGACACCTTAAGTATCAGGATCTCGATGTCATAGAGAAACTATTCGAAGACATCTGCTTCTATACTACTCAGGCTAGTGTAGAACTAGCAGAGGAGCGCGGGGCCTATCCTGCATTCCCTGGTAGTGAGTGGAGTAAGGGTCTTATCCTAGGCGGTCGTGATAAGGAGTGGGTCAGCAATAATAGCACCGACCCCGAGAGATGGTATGCCCTTATGGAGCGTATAATCGTATCGGGTATTCGTAATTCTCACATCCTGGCTACTGCTCCTAACTCCAGCACCTCGTTGGTACAGGGCACCACAGCCTCCTTCTTACCTGTCTTCTCTCGTCTTACCATTGATAAGAATGGGGCGGGCATTAATACCATTGTCCCACTCTATATCAAGGAAGCATTTCACTTTTATCAAGAGAGCCGCTATACTCATCCCAGTGTCGTAGTCTCTGCTGCAGCAGTTATTCAGAAATGGATAGATACTGGTCTCAGCACTGAGTTGTTATTCAACTTCAATGAACATGCCTATGGCCTCGACTACGTAACCACTGCTAAGGATCTAAATGATGTCTATCTGCAGGCGTGGCGTGAGGGCCTCAAGACATTATATTACGTGCGGAGTATATGGCAGGATAAGGTAACTGAGAAGAATGAGTGCCAATCCTGCGCTAGTTAAACTAGGAGAAGTACCAATGGATACGAAGGATACAAATTCACTAACACTTGAGCAAGAATTACGGCTGCGCGCTACGGCAGATACTATTGATAAGATGTCGCTAGAGCAGACTCGCCATATGCTCAAGGATATGATGAGGCAAGCAATGATTAGAGATAATCTATACAAGGCTATCATCAAGAAGAATTGGGGTCTAGAGTCAACGACCCCACCTAATCACTAACACCTACTTGGGGTGGCGAGAGCCGCCCCTTTTTGTCACTATCTGGAGATATATGGATAATCAACTCGTACGTAACGTCTTTAATATGGTCGCCGGTAAGGTAGTCACTACTGATGTCGCTATCAGTCTACTCGGTGCAGAAGACAATTGTTATGTCACTACTCTCATTAACTCAGTAGCAGCCGGGGATAAGACACCTGAGCTAGCTACTAAAGCCTTCTATGACAGACTAGAGCGTAAGACTCTACTAGATGTTGTACATAGTACCCGCCGTAATGTGCCCCTTCAGTTAGCTCTATTGCGTGATATTCTACTAACTATTGAGTTACCAGAGGCCCCCGATTTCGAGTTTAATATCCTCAGTCGAGATGACTTTCAGGCTCTCCGGAGCTTAGTCTATAAGGCCCTCCCTCGTACAGTAGGTGACCCGGATGGGCAGAAGGCCTATGCTAAGTTTACTAAGTTAATGGGCCTTGCTACTACTTGGGTACTCGAGTTACCTGATTATGACGACGAGGAGGAGGAGGAGCTCGATGATGAGCTTCAAGAACTAGCCGCTGAGTTCAAAGAGGAGTTGAGCTTAATCACGAATGTAGAACCTAAAGCACCCCAAGATGCACGCTTATATTGATGAGATCCGTGCCCTCCGCCCTCTCGGCAATACAATAGAGCTGGCTATAATTAAACATCGCCAGGTAATAGTGCAACGCGGACTGTTTGCAGTCGGTAGTCTATGTATTTATGTGGCCCCTGGCTCTATTCTACGGAATGGGCTAGGGCCCTATAAAGCTGGCTATAGAGTTAAGATACGTAGTTACAATGGCCATACTAGTCAGGGGTTAATATTACAGACCCCTCCTAATTTCACTAATTATCAACTAGGAGACGATGTCAGTCAGGAACTAGCTATTGATTATCTTACTACGGCTCTGCCTGCTATTATACCTGCCCCGCGCCTTACCGAGTGCAGTGATTATAGCAAAGCGCGGGCCCTGGGTATGTATAGTTGGTATGAGTTACCCCTCGGTCAAGACTGCGCTCTATACGTTATAGATGGTGTATTTGGTTCTGGCCCCGTAAGTATTGATTATGACACCACGACTATATCAGCGTGTATGCGCGCATGGGGCGGAGATCTAGTAGTATGGGGTAGATATAGTGGTATATTCTTAATATATGATCTATATTTTATAGATCAGCAGCGTTATGCCACTCTAGAAGAGATAGAAGATTTCCTACTAGAAGTACCCCTCCAGAGTTTATTAATTGAGAGACGTGCCTCGTTACCTCTAACTGCTGATACTCTTCATATACTGTGCTCTACTGCCAATACTACCGTACCTAGCAGTCACGTATTGTTGAAAGCAGAGGGGCCCGAGCCATATCAATTCGTGGTTAAGCCACGTTAAATTAATGCAAGTACATCTCCCCCCTATCTTTAATCCCAATGGTGACGATAGCCCCCAGAAGCGTAGATTATTTGGTGGTAACCCCACTAATATCATTAATCTAAAGGATGTCAAATACAAATGGGCCAGCCATCTCTTTACAGAGATGAGGGCCAATATATGGATTCCTCAAGCTACTGATCTCACGCCTGATATTAATAACTATGTCACGATGCCCCCTAATATGAGGCGGGCCTTCGATGGTATGTTATCCTATCTCACTTTCTTGGATAGTCTACAGACCCGCGTGTTACCGCTACTTATGCCTGTTATTACTGCACCTGAGGTTAGTATATGTATGGGCGAGCAGTTATCACAGGAACAGGTACACTCTCAGTCATACGCATATATTATCGAGACTGTAATCCCCACGGATAAGCGAGATTATATCTACGAGTTATGGCGGGAGGATTCTGTGTTATTGAGGCGCTGTGAGTATATCCAGAGTCTCTATGATAGGTATATTCATGATATGACTATGGAGAATTATACTATTAGTATAGTTGCTGATTTCTTACTAGAGGGTATATACTTCTTTCCGGGCTTCCGCTTATTCTACGCTATAGCTAATGAGCGCTATATGTCCGCTACAGCTGATATCATTAAGCTCATCGAGCGTGATGAACAGACCCACCTTAAATTAATCGCTAATATAATTCGTACCGGCCTAGCTGAGGGTACACTCATGTGGGATACGGATGAGATTATGGATCTATTCCGTAAGGCCGCTGAGTATGAGATTGAATGGGGCCTCCATATTGGACTTGGTGTGAATGGTATTAGTGCTACTACTATTGAACAATATGCTAAGTATCTATGTAATATTAGAGCCCGCGCAATAGGCTTACCTATTGTATTTGAGGGGCGCCAGTATAGCCGCAATCCCTACGCCCACCTTGATAGATTCGCCGCTACTACTGGTGAAGACTCCATCACTCGAGATAACTTCTTTGAGAGTGGTGTTATATACCGTAACCCCGCTAAGGTAGTAGACGGTTGGGATTCTATCTAAACACAACAATTAATTAACTACACCGCCCCTCCGTTAGAGGGGCTTTATTGTATGGAATTATGTAAGAATCTAGACACTGTTAACACTAATGTGAGTCTAGTTAATTATCAGCTCCCTACCGATGAGGTAGGTGTGCGCCTCCTAATGGAGGTATTGACCTCCCGCATGTATACTAATAAGCTAACGGCTGTCATACGTGAGATATTCACTAATGCTGTCGATGCTAATGTCGAGGCGGGGCGCCCTAATCATCCCGTTGACATTACATTACCAGCTATAAGTTCTTTAGAGCCGCAGTCTAACCAGCTCATCATTCGTGATTATGGCATCGGTATTAGTCCTGAACGTGCGCCGGGTTTCTTTACATTTATGACTAGCACTAAGCGAGGTGATAATATTCAGTGCGGCGGATACGGCCTGGGTAGCAAGAGCCCCTATGCTATCGCTAGTCAATTTACAGTCACGACTATCCATAATGGTATAGAGTATATCTATGCCTGTTCTCTTAATAATGGCATGCCTACTGCTGCCCTATTAAATAGTCGGCCCTCCAATGACAGCAGTGGCACGCGTGTGGCCATTCCTATCGTAGAACAACACAACCGTCGTCAGTGTTATAATGAGGTTATGAGTATAGTAATGTGGTCCCGCGCCGTTACTAATATCTATAATCCTGAGGATACGGGAGGTGAGACTACTCGTCGCCTATTGGATTACCGTAATGATTATGACTACGAATATGGCGCGCCCGGCCCCTTTATTAGTAAGGCCTTTTGTAAACGTAAATACACACTGCTGTGCTTTACTATCGGCGGTATACCTTACACTATTTCAGATAGTAAGGTATTTGATACTATTATTACCTATCTAAAGGAACAGGGGTACTCCATAAATCTCTACAATACAGATCCTAATTGGGAGCAGACATATAATGTTGTTGATTCTGTCATCATTCCAGTACCCATAGGTTATCTGGAGCTGCCCCCACAACGCGAGACCCTCGCGTGGTCAGAGTCTAATATTGAGAAGCTGAAGGAGTTATCTCTTAACGCTATCAAAGATCTAGTTGACAGAAGACAGGCAGAAATAGAGGCGTGCGATTCGTTAACCAAAGCAACTGGTGTCATAAACAAGTGGTATCTGGGTGATAAGTACTTTACATGGAGAGGTACACGCTACTGTAATACTAAAATTAACGTTATGGATGAACCAGCAGGGCCAGTTGATAATACTATATTACCTATTCACCTTATAGTAAAGAGTAGTAGAAATCTGCGGTTAATAGGCTGTTCTGAAGACATGAACGAAGGGAAATGGTATAATACGTATCGTGTGCTTCGTAATATACGCCGTTATAATTCGCGAGTGCCAGGAAGCCTAAATGCTAATACTTGTGTTGTATGTAAAACAGATAATGTTATAGAAAGTATGGCGTATAGCATTACCTTGGAAGACATACAAAGGGTAGCAGTAGTTGTAACTCGCGGGCACTATAATGCTAGAAGTATTCGCGCTACTACTGGTATACCAAATTATACACCTATCTTATGGATAGACGTAACTGAGTGTGAGGATTGGGCTGATATATTATCTAATACAGACTTAGAGGAGCGGGCTCACACCACGTGGCCCTATATACGCTTCTTCCAGAGTGTAACAGGCCTAATTAAACCTATCAAACCTTTAAAGCTGAGAAAGCAGGATCAGGATCAGGATCAGGAGCAAGAGGGACAGAAAGTCGATTCTTTACGAGTAAGCGACCTGCGCGGTATTCGCATAGTTAATAAATCGTATATCTCCCGTTATGCTAAGGATATATACAATCACCTGTCTGTAGTCGACTATCGTGATCTGCCAACTAAGGCAGTGTATTGTGCTAGTTGTACGCATTGTGGTGTATATACTTACTGGAATTATGCTGATGATAGTAGTAATCTATATTATCTGACACCTAGACAGGCTGAGATTATTGCTGTTCATTATCCCGAGTGGCGCGATATAGACACGTGGGCTAGGGATAAACACGATGAACTAGCTGCAAAATATGGGGCTGATAACCTATATCTATCGCGCACTACTGCTTGGCCACTATCTGATATCCAGACATTTATAAGAACCTATCCCTATCCTGAACACTTCAATAAGAATGTCCGGGCTCTAATAGATGATGGCTACTGGATGTTTATGCAGCATTTAATAGACAATGGCTTAATAGCTGCAGATGGTGATGTAAGAAAGAGACTTTATGAATCTGCTGGCAGTAATAGATGTATAGTATGGCTTAAATACCTACTAGGTGATTATTATGATGCCTGTGCATTTCTAGAGTACACTAAAAGCCAAGTAGTAGATACTAATACTATAATGCCCTTAATTAGTGCTTACTACAAGGTGCAGGGCAATAGCTTGGGAGGGCCTAGTCCGTTGGACCAAGTTGTTGCCTAACTCAATATAAACTAAGTGGAGATTCCTAATGTTTAATTATGTCCAGTTGAGTAATAGCCTATCCTTTTTCGATGGGGATAGCGTTATTACTGTCGACAAACCCACCTATCCGACACTCTTTAATCAGTTATCTGATGCACTAGCGCGCAATATTGACTTTGAATTTGATAGCCACCCACTACAAAGCGCTACTGATTATAGTGTTACGTGGCGAAATAACGCGTATTACTACAAGAATATGCGTCTAACACCAAGTATGAGTCAACGCCTTAGTCAGCTCATTGACCAGGGGTACGACTATACCCCTATCCTTAATTTTCTGACTAAGTTGCAATCAGTCGACCAGAAGATTACCGCAGATCTACAACATCTAGTGGCTAGTAAGGAGGTAGCCCTTACCTATGACGGTAACATCGTGCTTTATAAGCGCGCGTCCTGGAATAATAATGGCCAGTGGCATAGTGTAGTGACGCCTGGTACTGTGGTTACACAGAATGACGAACCTCTGCGTCTAGGCAGTCTGGACTGGATTATTTCGCTGTGCCCAGATCAGGGTGTTATGTCCGATGTGGAAGTACAGCCTCAGCACGTACTGTCGGTTGACTACGGTATGGTGAAGGTGTCAGAATATCGCTTCTTCAGTTATGTCGAAGAGGGATACCGTGAAGTGGATAAGATCCACTTAGTTCATACTCTAACTAACTCACTGGGCAATGAAATCCTGGTACGCCTACCCTACACAGAGGATAACTTACAGCACTACCTGATGCAAATGATTCACAATCGCGTGTCCGTTGCAGAACCTGTAGTGCGTGAGTTCCAGAGCGTAGGCGTGAGTTGTTAGTCCTACACTTAGGGGCCTGCTGCATGACTTGATAATGGTTGTCTTGAAACCATTATCATGCGAAGAAACAACGCAGGCCCCGTCTTCCGTACGCATACTCTCATTCGCCCAGCTACAGAAAACCAGCGCGCATTTGTTAAGAACATCAAGCGCAATACAATAACCATAGCCAATGGGGTGCCAGGATGCGGTAAGACGCTACTTGCACTTCATACTGCTATTACTATGATTAATGCGCCTGAGAATGGGCTAGAGAGAATTATATACGTACGACCTAATGTTGGTGTTAAGGATGAGCGTGATGTCGGTTATCTCAAGGGCTCTCTACTAGAGAAGATATGGCCCCTCGCGGCGCCTGTGCTGGATAATCTAATAACCTTCATGAGTGAGGGGGATGCTAAGGCCGCTATCGAGAATGAGTATATTATTCCTACAGTAGTTAGCCTCATTCGGGGCCGCTCCTTTCGTAACTCGCTAATCATAGTAGATGAGGCCCAGAACATATCTATCAATGGGCTCAAGGCAGTATTAACTCGTGTTGCTGAGAACAGTAAGGTAGTAGTAATAGGCGATTTGGGACAGGCTGATTTAGGAGAGCTTAGCGCACCTAATGGTCTAGCTGATGCGCTACATAGATTTGTGGGCCTTGATGATGTAGCTATAACACGCTTCGAACCAGAGGATATTCAACGTCATCGTATCATTCAGCACGTCCTATCGCGTTATTAACCATGCCTCGCATTTCTGATACTGCTCTTGCATTCTACCTAGCATTAGGTTGTGCTTCATGCTCTTTATTTCTTGCTGTTTTTAGTACTCATCGTACTATTAGTCCAGAGCAGACACAGATTATCGAAATGGCAATGAACATATTTCGTGATCTCGCTGCAGGCTCCATGGGGGCTTTCGGTATGGGTAAACACCGAGATAGTTCACACTAGATATAATCCTTATTCTTACTTATTACCTGACCTGTCTAGACAGGTCTTTTTTATGAAAACATTCGTTACCGCAGACCGTTATCTCCCTACTAAGAATAATAGTCGGGATGGTGGGTATGATCTTAAGGCCCGCGTCACAGAAGAGCATAAGTTCGTAGCTGAGTGTCTCTTAAAGCATCTATCACTACAGAAAATGTTAGAGTCTGAGAGTGATCTATTCGTTAATGGGAGTCTCGTAGAGCATAGTCATATAAAAGATGCACTAGAAACATGCCTACTCGATGAGAAGGGCTTCTATGTCCTGCTGCCAGGTCAATCTGTCCCTGTCCATACAGGCTTCTATGTAACCTCGCCTGGTTTACCTGAAGAAACTCAGGATAAGTTAGTAGAGATGGGTATAGGTCGCCTAGTGCGTATTGGTCGTATCCAGCCCCGCTCAGGATTAGCTAAGCATGGTATTAGTGTAGCTAATACGCCGGGCCTCGATGATATGGAGACATACGTAGGGGAGATCCTAGTGCTACTAGAGAATAGAAGTTGCGATGTTCATCTATTCGGTGATGGGGCCCGTATTGCCCAATTCACATTCGAACTGGTAGCCGATATGGGGGACTTATCTAAGTATCTCGTACGAGATGAGGTTGACTTAGGTGCTACTGCGCGGGGCCCCCGCGGCTTCGGCTCGAGTGGTGTATGAGAGTTAATACTGATCTAATTGACCTAGAGTATATCACTACTCGAGAGGAGCTAGATGCACTACTACTAGAACTAAGGGGCCGCCCTCTACTCGCTATGGACTATGAAACCTATGCAGATGTAGAAACATGGGGGCCCCAAGCTAGTGCACTGGATCCCCATACGTTAGTAGCCCGCCTGCTACAAATTAACTGGCCCGGTAATACAATACCGTATGTGATTGATCTCCGCGCCCTAGACTGGCCTACTGAGATACGGGACATATGGCTTGATAATAGTGTCAGGAAGGTCTGTTTCAACGCACGCTTCGAAGCCCTAGTAACGCAAGCTACGTGGGGCGTATGGCCTGATAATATATACTGCGCTATGGTGCTATTTCAGCAGATAGGCGCTGCTACTGGATTCAAGGCGGGCCGTACTAGAGGCTATTCTTATGGTAGTCTAGTACGTGATATACTAGATACTCCTTTGAATAAGGAACTCGCTAGTAGTGACTGGTCAGGTGAGTTAACACCCGCTCAATTACAGTACGCCGCTCTAGATGTAGGGGCCCCTCGTAATTCTAATTACACTAGCCTCCTGCTAGAGGCCTATACTCTACTACGCAATGAATTACTCTATACCTATGAGATGCCCCAAGTAGAAGAGATAGACCAGGCCGCCTTTATGGAAATAGCGCGCATGGAATGGAATGGATTGCCCATTAACATGAATGTCATGGGCAACTTTCTGAGTACAGCTCAATCAGAGCTAGATAATTATAAGCTGCGTATGAGTGCTCACTTCGACTTCAGCGTAGATCAGGTAGTCGATTGGAACTCGGGGGCCCCTCAGGTGACTCTAGTAGTACCTGATAAGATAACGGTCCTATTGAACAACCCCACTGCCTTAGTGAGTCGTATCCAGAAGCTCCTCCCCGTTGAGCTAGATAACCTGCAGCAGAAGACACTAGAAACAGTGCTGCGGGAACTAGATAGCGAGGATGACGAGGATGGCGCCACTAATGAGGAGGGTATACGCGACCTGGGTATTCAGGTTATATCAGATCTACTGCGATATAAGAAGCTGACCAAGATGGTTAGTACTAACTGGGCGGCCCTTATTAACCCGCGCACAGGTAATGTCCACGCCCGTTACCAGACCATCGGCACCAGTACAGGCCGTATGAGTAGTTCTAGTAGCGGAGATACTAATAAATTCAATGCACAGCAGATTAGTAATGTTGAGCTGATGGTAGATATAGAGGAGGATAGTTTGTTTGAAGACAATTAGTAATAAACGATTACGCGGTATACTAGCCAACCGTTATCCCTCTGAGAAGGATACGGCATTATTATATGATGTTAATACTGGTAGGGTTAGAGTAATAGACCTCAGTCAATATAGGCATGACGAAAATAAAGATGAATAGTCGCTTTGCTCTGCAGGCCCCACCAGGCTATGCATGGGTAAGCGTAGACTTCTCGAGTCAAGAATTAAGATTGGCGGGGGCCTTCAGTAAGGATTCTGCTATTACAGAGATTTACGTACTCGAAGATGAGTACCATAGAGGTATACGGCCCCTCCCCCTGTCGCCTGAGGGTCTAACCTATACTGACCCCAAGGTAGATCAGCATCTAGTCGCTAGTACGTTCCTGAATAAGGATATAGAACGGCGCATGGTAAACGAGCCCTGGACTGTGAGTGCAGATGATCCTGTCATCTCGCCCTGGCGGAAGAAGGGTAAGATCATGAACTTCAAAGTGATATATGGCGGTAGCGCTAGTAGTTTAGCAGCAGACCTCAATTGTGATGACAAGGAGGCAGGGCGTCTACTCAAGCAGTACTTCACAGGTTTCCATGGCCTCTATACCTGGATTGAGATTACGGGGAGCCTATGTTCCCGTACTCGATGGGTTCGTAGCGCTATGGGCCGCTTCATCAATGTCAATGAGGATAATGCTAAGGGTATAGCTGGTAAAAGTACTACGCGGCGAAAGGCAGTTAATTCTGTTATCCAGAGCTCAGGTAGTGAGATGCTGAAGATCTCACTACCGCGAGTAAGGCAGGCTATAGAGACTATAGATGCAGGAGAACGGCGGGCTAGTATTATCAACGCTACTCACGATGAAATCAATCTACTAGTGCCGGGCTATGTAGCATGGCAGGTAGTTAACTCTCGAGTAGTACCTATCTTGGATCAGGACTACTATACTGGTCAGCAGCTCGATGAGTTTATGCTGGCACAACGTTATGCCGCTGCTGCATTATATCAGATGGAGAGCGCAGGTAACTATATACTTAAGGATGTGCTGGGCTCCGATATACCATGCCGGGCTAAGCCAAATATACACCGCTATTGGTCACATTAATGGATAAAATATTACGATTACTGGGGCTATATAACCCCATGAAGGCCATCGAGGCTTCATTAAGTAACTTCCCACTAACAGATGATTTTGCCCAGCAGGTAGCTATTAATGATAGGAGTTATCTGGATATCGTAAGTGATACCGGTATAGGTGAGTTTCGTTACGAATGGGTACAGTTTAATCCAATGAGTCATGTGGATATGTTGGTTATGTCTGACCATATGGCCCTAGTGCTGGACTTTGGTTATCTCTATGCTTATATAAAACATGACCCAAATGATGTAGCTATAGTGTTAGAGTACAGGGCCGCCTTTAACTACGCTACGTTAAATAAGGAGAAGATGGATAAGTTCCTAAGTCGAGTGTGGCGTGCTGTGCATGTACTCAATAGCTATACTGAAAGCTACGCAAAGGATAAGAGAAGAGAGGCCATAGAAGCTCTAATCAATCAGGGCATTACCCTCGACGGTGATAATATGGATATCATGGACTTCTCTTCATTCAATATAGATCCTGATAACGACGGCAATGACAGTATCGGTAGCCCAAATTAATGTACCTCAGTACGTAGCCGCATTAAAGGCAGTAGTGTCCTGCCTAGATAAAGACAGCCCGCGAGCTGACGCATCTTGTGTGCGTATGACTATAAGTAAAGGACAAATGCAACTGAGTGGTAATCACCTGGGCTCTCATAGCCTAGTACTCAAACTACCAGTGCAGGCAGATGATGCAGATATCCTAGTACCTGGCGGGCCCCTCCTTAATCTAACTTGTCGTATGGGTACACCCACCTCGCTTGTTATCGATATAGAAGAGGATAAAATAGTCTATAGACTAGGTGCATATGGTACTAACTCTACTCCTATCTATAATGGCTCCCCTGCTACTCCTGTGGTACTAGAGAGTGAGGGCATACTAGAGAGTAATCTGATAGCCGGGGCTATGCGTCTTATAACTGACTATAAGAGTAAGGAGAATTACATACGTCTGGATATCACGCCTGATGGCTGTTCTCTTACTCGTCGTGTAGCGGCTAGTGCCTATGTACAGGTATCGTGGGCTGATAACCCAATTGCTCGTTGGTCTGCTAACCTGACCTCCCGTCAGCTTCAGTTAGTATCTTATCTAGAGAGTCCCCTCACCTTATCAGTGGGCCGCGCTCCTCGTCGACTAATATTAGATAGCGCGCGGGGCTCCCTCTCTATACTCACCGGTAAGGAAGCAGATAAGATACCCCACTTCGATAGAGCACCTGATGCTGAGTTCCGTGCATCAACTACAGTTGATACTCGATTACTATTGGGTGCTATCAATTGGCAGAGTACAGGAGCCAGTGTGGGGCAGGCCATACAACTGCACTTCACTAATAATAATAATCTATTAGTGAAGGGTGCAGGGGAGCCCGCCTCTATACCGTGCACTATTACTGGTGAGGCCTCTATTAATCTGCGGGCCTGTGATCTTACAGCAGTCCTACGAGGGGAGGGACCTATCCAACTTACTGTTAGAGCCTTTATAATAGGAGATAAGACTATATCTATACTTCTCCTAGAGAAGGAGGTTAATGGTTTATCTACTAGAGCTCTACTCACTGAGAATGTTACCGTAGTAAGGTAACAGCCCGGGTTTCTAGTCAACCCGGTTTAATAAAAACTAGGTTAATGTCAATATCCCCAGTCCGTGGGGTCAGTAAATTCTCGGAGTTATAATCAATGTCTACTATTCCTACTTTCAGTAAATTCGCTCGTCAAGGTGACGTACTTATTCAACGTATTCCAGAAGACAGCATCGACTTATCGAAAGCTACTCGTGTTGATAATACTGTCTTAGCATACGGTGAAGTCACTGGCCATAAACATCAGGTTGTTCCTATTGAAACGGGCAACAACAATGCAATCATCGGTGAAAATAAGGCTGCTGAACTCTTCCGTATTGATGATAGTGGTACTCTGTACCTCCGCGTAAATGCTAGTACGGCCCGTCTTCAGCACGAAGAACACGGTCCCATTATCTTTAAGCAGGGGCTCTACAAGATCGGTATTCAGCAAGAGTATACTCCTTCTGGTTTTCGCTCTGTAGCTGACTAGTACTAATTACCGCAACCTCTACCGTGGCCGGCCTAGTGCCGGCCTTTTTGGCGAATGAGTGTCACTAACCCCGTCCTTTTTAGGGTAGGGCTTACCTAGACCAATTTAGGCAACGCAAGTAGAGACTACCGCATTGAGACATAATCTGGCACAGACCTCTGAATACTTCCCTAGTTCGGATTCCCTCTAAGCTTTATTGGTAAAGCGTTGTTAGACAAGACATCTTGATTGTGTTGCGGGAAGGGACATTAACTTTACTTTTAAGGATTATCTCCTATGAATATCATTGACGATTTAAATCTCAAAAAACCCCAAGATTACCCCTCTAGAGAAGCTTATGAGCAAGACGTTGTCAAAGCGGTACAGGTATTGATGCGTCTAGGTAATATAGACAATCCCTCGGCCAATTTAACCGCTTTCCTAGACTCTATTCTTGAGAAATTACAAAAGGATGAACTGACTATCTACGATAGACGCAATAAACAAGAAATTATCGCCGATTTAAAGCGAGTTAATAGTAAAATTGTTGAACTCGAGCGAGAAATAGTCGACTTAGAATGGGAAATTGCCATCAAAAAGGCTGAAATATCTGTGTGGAAGCAGAAATTTTGGACAGGGGCAAAAGACAAGTAAAGACTTGGTTATGTTAATGGAAAAACAGCTATCTGTAAGCGATACCAGTTGGAGACAATTGGAATAGATAACTGTTAGCAAGATTCAGTTAATTCGTCGTTCTAGCGTTTTAATTGTTTCTTATTAATTTATGTAAAGCCGCCCTCCACTATCGCTAAGGGGCGGGATTTCAAACCTAATTTTTCAATGACTTATCTTGAATTAACTCCGGAACATGAAAAGCTAATTCCTACCTACAAGGAGCGCTGGATCCGTATGGTGGATCGCCCCTTCGATAAAGTGCTAGCCCGCCAAGCAGTTACTGAACTATATGCCCTACTCAAGAAACACTGTGACTTAGGAGATCTCGACTGTCCGCGTACTATCTTCACTAGCTCGCCCATCATGGCGGCCAGTATTATTGCTCTTCTCAATAAAGCTGAGAAGGAAGAGCAGAGTATCGTTAAGGGTAATAAGACTAAAACTAAGTTTACTAAGACTGAACTCACATTAATCAAGGAGTTCTTTAAGCGTAAGCCCGCTACTCCTAAGAACGAGGCTGTACTCCAGAAACTCGTCGATGCTTACGTTGCAGAGCGGGGCCCCATTGATCCTATTAAGGATAAGGAGTGTAGCAATTATATTGCTAATGGTCACTTCTCTTACGAGTGCCGTATGAGCTTTGCTGCATTCGCTAACTTCAGCGTCGAGGTACTCGGCGTGACTATGGAGGATTACGATAAGTACATGCTCATTGCTGAAAACTTATCGTGGGTATACACCTATGAGGAGTTATGTATTGTATGTGAGCGGCCCAAGGTACATTATACTCTGGACGGCGATATTCATTGCGATGGTGAGCCCGCAATTAAGTTCTCTGATGGCGTTGAATTGTGGTTATGGCACGGTACCCCGTTACCGGCCTTCATGCAGTGTCATAGCTCCACCTGGGATCCCAAATGGTTACTTGATGATGAGAAGGGCATGAACTCTGAGCATCGCCGTATTCTCATTGAGGCGCTGGGCTACGAGAATATTCTATCGCGCCTGGATAGTGAGATCATCAGCACCTATAATACTACTAGCTACGTAGGTTACGGTAATGAGTACGAGTTACACATCATCCGTGGTGACTTCGGTGGCGAGGACGCGCATATCCTAACCATGCGTTGCCCCAGCACTAATGACTACCATGCAGTACGTGTTGATCCCAAGCACACCTCAGCCCGCGAAGCTGTAATCGAATTCAATAAAGGCATAGATCCCGAAAGCTTCGAAATTCAGACTTAGTCACTAATCCCGCCTTAGGGCGACAGGAGTAAATGTCACTAACCCCGCCCTAAAAAGACAGGAGCAAGATCTGTCACTAACTCTACCCTAAAAGGACAGGGCTGATAATGGTCATTAACCCTACTCTATCTCTGGGATTGTCTGTAGCCCTACCCTATATCTGGAGTGTCACTAACCCCGTCCTTTTTAGGGTAGGGCTTGCCTAGACCAATTTAGGCGACGCAAGTAGAGACTACCGCATCGAGACACAATCTGGCACAGACTTCCGAATACTTCCCTAGTTCGGATTCCCTCTAAGTCTCATTGGTGAGACGTTGTTAGACAAGACATCTTGATTGTGTTGCGGAAAGGGACTTTAACTTTACTCTTAAGGATTATCTCCATGGCAAGAGTTCCTGTTATCTCAAAAGACGGAAAGCCGTTAATGCCCACCAAACCCAGTCGGGCCAGACGGTGGATTAAGGAAGGAAAAGCTATCGGCAAATTCAACGACTTAGATATTTTCTATGTCCAGCTAACTGGTCACTAACCCCACCCTAAAAGAGACGGGGCTTGCCTAGACCAATTTAGGCAACGCAAGTAGAGACTAGCCCGTTGAGCCGAACAATCTTACAGACCTCTGAATACTTCCCTAGTTCGGATTCCCTCTAAGTCTCATTGGTGAGACGTTGTAAGACAAGACATAGTTTGTTTGGTGGGCTAAGGGACTTAAACTTTACTCTTAAGGATTATCTCCCATGCAAAGAGTACCTGTAATCTCAAAAGACGGAAAACCGTTAATGCCGACTAAACCTAGTCGGGCTAGACGGTGGATTAAGGAAGGAAAAGCTATCGGTAAATTCAACGACTTAGATATTTTCTATGTCCAGTTAATCACCGAGCCTTCCGATAGTAAAACCCAACCGATTGCCATTGGTATTGACCCGGGTAAATTATTCTCTGGAATTGGCGTTCAATCCTCTCTTTTCACTCTCTGGAAAGCTCACTTAGAACTTCCCTTTAAGCGAGTAAGAGAACGCATGGATAATCGGCGATTAATGCGACGGGGTAGAAGGGGACGGCGTATCAACCGCCACATTCCTTTTAAGTCACGGGCGCATAGACAAAAACGATTCTCCAACAGAAGAAAATCTAAGTTGGCCCCTTCAATCAGAGCTAATCGTCAACTTGAACTTCGAGTCGTTTCCGAACTAACCAAAATCTATCCAATTACCGATATTTATTTTGAGTACGTTAAAGCTGATGTTGATTTAACTTCGGGCAGGAAAGGAGCTAAGTCTGGAAAAGGTTTTTCGCCGGTTATGGTTGGACAGAAATGGACTATTGAGCAACTGTCTCAGTTTGCAACAGTCCATACTCGCTTTGGTTGGCAAACTTCTAATCTCAGAAAACATTTGCGACTAGAAAAGTCTAAAAATAAAGCAGAACAATCACCCGAAAGTCATGCTAACGATGGAATTGCTCTTGCCTGTTTTCACTTTTTAGATTATTTGCCATTCCATACTTATAATGGACATGGACATGATTGGAAGGGTTCTGTTAAAGTAACAAACGCTCCCTTTGCTATTATCAAACGTCCTCCTATTAGTCGTCGTCAACTTCACCTGATGGTTTTTTCTAAAGGTGGTAAACGACGTAAATATGGTGGCTCTACCACAAGACATGGGTTCCGTAAAGGAGATTTAGTTTCTTCTCCCAAAGGGATTGGTTATGTTAGTGGAGATACCGAAAAACAGCTATCTGTAAGCGATACCAGTTGGAAACGATTGGGACAAATAGTTGTTAGCAAGATTCAGTTAATTCGTCGTTCTAACGGTTTAATTGTTTCTCACTAACTTGTATAAAGCCGCCCTTTAGCGATAGCGGAGGGCGGGGTTTCAGGCCCAGTTTTTCAATGACAGCGTTATACCAAGCCGTACAATTCAACCCGCAGTGTACTGTATGTAGTCTATCTACTAGGCAGGCAGTGAGTGGTCAGTCTGAGAAACCTATTGAAGATGTAATACTAGTAGCTATCTCAGCCTATCCTGGTAAACGTGAGGAGGCCACTAAGATGAGCCTCGCTCCCGGCACTAACAGTGAAGATACTAGTGGCGCCGGGGCCTTCCTCCGGCGTTGCTTATATTGGGCTATAGAGTGTGACCCCACGTGGGATGGGCCCCCCATTAATAAGTTAGTGTATTTCACTAATGCTATAAAGTGCTCCCCTCGAGACAAGACAGTTAAAGATATTCATCGCTCCCGCTGTCGGGATACCTGGCTACTCCCTGAGCTCACAGCACTACCAACTGGCGTACCTCTATTACTAGCAGGTAGCGAAGCAGTTAAGGCCATACACGGTCTCGACGCCACTATAGCCAATTACAGAGGGGCTGTCTATAACTGGCGGGGCCATCCTACTGTAACTACGTTTAATCCAATAGAGGTAGAGAGAGGTGTCTTCTATAAGACTACTATAGATGAAGAGGATGTTAAACGTGACCTCGAGGCCCTACTTCGCAGTAAGAAAGCCCTGCGAGATAGTGACATCGATAAGGTAGTTAAGACTCGTATGTGGAACCCCGTCCCTGTAGGTAGTATGATGTGGTACTTCAGGAAGGATATAAATATCATTAAGCAAGAGATACTGAACTATGCAAACACAAAATAAACATGTCACAGAGCGGGCTGCCTTATTCAATAAGTTGCGCTCTCTGGGTATCAAGAGTATCGTCGTCTACTATTGGCATGATAATAATCAACCCTGTCTCCTAGCGCCTCTCTATAACTCTGACGTTACTGACACGTACATGATATCCGCTAATTTTAATATCGAGGAGACTAAGTTGATCTGGAGTATTGCGCGCAATCTACTGCCCCATGATAATCAAGAAGGACACATCACTATTATTGTTTAGTTTATATGAATACTAAGAATCTAGCGTACTGGTATCTATTAATTGGGGCCATCTATGGTCTTACTGAACGTACTATTGACGTTGCTAAACAGGGGTTCACTCTTCTGGAGATAGGTACAATTATCGTCATAGTTTTCACCCTAGTATGTATTATCTGTGTGCGTCCCCATGACTAATAGCCTATCTAATGAACATAGGCCCCGCCGACTAGCTGACTATGTAGGTGGCGGATTGGCCATCTCGCTAGTTAAGGCTCTTATCAGCAGAAATCTACATAGCTCGGCAGGTAATAATGTTTACTCAGCAGGGAATATGTTAATGTGGGGCCCGCCTGGTTGCGGTAAGACTACACTAGCCCTACTATATGCTCGTAGCACTCTCTGTCCTAATCGTGAGCCCGGTAGCTGGGAGGGCTGCGGTGAGTGCCCCGTATGTCTGGGTACCGATACCACTAATATTTATCACTATACTATCAGTAGCCCTACTGAGGCCCGGCCTCATATAGAGCGCTACTTGGAAATAGCCTATGCGAGTCCTATAATAGTAGGGGATAGAGAAGATCAGTATCGCCAGTTCATCATCCTCGATGAATTTCAACGTATCAGCCCTGAGCTGGCATCTCTATTACTAGAGGCCATTGAGTTCGGACCCAATCATACCAGTTGGATCCTGTGCACTATGGATAAGCAGAAGCTAATGACTAATAAGGTGACGAGCCAGGCCATAGAGCGCCGCTGCTTAGAGGTACCGCTATCTAATCCTCCCATTGATGATATGGCAGGGCGTATTTGTGATATAATGAACATAGAGCTGGAGGCAGCTCAGGCCCTCGTTAAACTGGCCGGTAGCGCTGGTAGAGCATGGTCTCTTCTAGAGCGACTATTACTAGTTAATACAGTAGAGGATATCACCTATGACCTAGTTTATGATGAACTAGCAGGTGGCGCTACTGTAGAGGGCCGAGCTGCATTCTGGAGCGCCCTGGCCCTTAGTGATGTGAGAACCGTCCGCGCTTATATCAAGATGTGGCGACTCGACGTTAATGGGGAGGTAATCGCGGGCCTTCTAGTGGAGGATATCATTAATAGAATTACTGGACCTAATCCCTCTATAGAACGATTACTTGCTGACCTGGCTCGCTGGTGGGGTAATAAGTCGTACCCACTAGAGGCTGTTCTACTAGCCCATCTGGGTACTAGTGTGGTGCCCCCCGTACCCCTGCTATTAACTCGAGGTACGGGACTGAGGTGGCTGCAGTGATATACCTGACTACTACACCTGTCACTCTACTCAACTATCACTTGCGGCAGCAGGGTATTACTCCTCTAGTAGGACACGATGCGACCTGTCTCGAGTGGGGTAACTTCCTAGAGCCAGTGGTGGTTATATGGGAGGGGCCCCCTGCTATCGATCATGTAACACAGGTAGAGGGTAACACCGCCTATCTCGTCTTCGATAGGATACCAGTTGCATGGGCCGCTCGCGGTACAAGTTATGAGGTAGACCCCAATCAGTATCAGGCTATCCTGAATAAGGTAGGGGGCGTACTCACGCAGCAGGGGCGCCTTAATCTATGGCGAGCCTATCATATGGCCCCTCGTCGCCTGGGAGCAGAGCTATTAATACTTAGCCTGCTCTATAAGGAGACTGGTAAGCCAGCAGATTGGGTCGAGCCTAGCACTCGGAGTAACCGAGTACGCCTGGGTCGCGGGGCCCGCCACATACTTAACCTAGATAGTGAGGTATATGTAGCATTGATGTCTAATAGCCGCACTGATAGTATAGGTGTTGCTATAGAGAGAGTAGCTGCCTGTGTTAGAGCAGGTGGCCCACGCTCTAGCTGGCTGGTACTAGCGCTAGAGGAGTGGATAGCTAGAGTGGGGCCCACCCCATCAGAAGACGACCTCGCCTTTCTTGATACACTTCTGAACTAGGACCGAGTGCTGGCTCCTGCCGCATAACTACGGCTATCGCATTGATTAGTCGCGTCTATAAGGTTACTGGTTCACCTAAACCAGATATACACCACATACAATTACACGAATATGTCTGATTTATTACTTAATGTCGATAACGATTATCTTAGTTTAGCTACTGAACTGAACATTGATATCAATACCATCACTGATACTATTGATATCAATACATCGAAGAGTAGTCCCAATACATTCTTTACCTCGCTGCCTAAGGATATTGTCGTCCGCCGTCTTAATAGCGCTAGTTATCAAGATAGCCAAGAGATGCGCTGGGCCTACCCAGGCCAGGATGACCAGAAGTTATTCGAACAATTCGAGGGCGTGAATGGTGTGATTGTACGGTTACAGGGCGTAATACTACAGCACCAGGCGCAGTTAGACCACAGCTATTGGGATGAAGCTAATAGTAAATATGTGCGCTTCTGTAATAGTGTGGGATATAAGCGTACCTATCCTGATGGTAGTATTAAACTAATCCAGGCCCTCCCTGAGAACGTATGTCTCAAGGGCGTAACTGAATATGGAGATCCACCCAATCGCCCTCTACCTATTGTCGATAAGCTAGGTCTAGTTGGTAAGAAGGGCATGACCTGTAGTGAATGTATTCGCGCAGGCCTACATAGTCAAGAGGTAGAAGGTAAGGACCGCCCTGTTACCTGTAGCCCGACGGGCCAGATTATCTTCTATGTTACAGGCTTCACCACTCGAGTATTGTCCAATAAGGGAGGCAAGGTCACATCTACCTTCAATGACTATACAGTGAAAGAACTCATGGATGATACTGGCTTCATCCTAATTATTCCCCTCAAGGCAAAGTCTACTCGTCGTGGTATCTGGGATGCCTCAACTAAACAGTGGACTAGTGTTGGTTATGAAGCCATGGTCAATAATCTCATCTACAAGCACAGCAAGGACTTCAATAATGCCCCTGTTGGCAAACGCGATACTATTGCAATGAAGATGAGCCCTTATTTTCAGACTATTATCATTAGTATCGTACCGCCTAATCCAGAAGATAAGAACCCCAAGGCATCACTAAACTTCGCAGTTAAGGAGATTCCTGACTTAGGGGCTATTAAGACGGCACGCAAGTACTGGCAGCAGATTAATCCTACTGGTGAGATTAATGTTCTCAATGAGGGTGACTTTAGTAACACAAAGAGTGCTGGCCCGTGTCCTGCGGAAATTGTAGAAGAAGAGACAATTGAGATTAATGGGAACCCCTGGGCCGAATGATAATACGAGTAGATGGTAACTGGGCCTATATACCAGAACTACTGCCAGACTGTCATAGACATCTCTGTGCAGTGCTAGACGTAGAGGAAGCCCGCTCTATAGCGGGTATTCTTCCTATTGAACTCCTAGCTATACCCGCTCATTACCCTCTCTATTATCCAGATGGGCAAGGAGGCTATCGCTTATTGGCGGGCCTCCTCCCTCTTTATATGGAGTTACTACGACGGGCTGGCCATACCGCTACTCTAGAATTGCCCCCCCGACCAACTCTACTCGATCCCGTTATAGACGCTAGACTACGTCTCGACCAACGAGAGGCAATAACTAGCATATTACGGGGCTACCGGGGCTACGTGCGGGCTGCTACTGGTTATGGGAAGAGCGCTGTTATTGCTACGCTGATGAAGTACTTCGAGGCCCGCCGACTCATAGTAGTACCTACCGTACGTCTACTCTACCAGATGGCAGAGGATGTGCAGGAGTGGGCGGGCCTCTCTCCTGGGCTAGTAGGAGATGGTAATGATGATATTGGAGCTATGACTATCGCTACCGTAGATACTCTCTATGAGCGTATTAAACGGGGCGATAGACGCTATATAGAGTGGCTCTCTGGTATTGAGGTCGCTGTGTTCGATGAGGCGCATACCTATATGAATGTAAGTGGTATCACTACTGCTCTGTCATTAGTCAACGCGTGTTATAAGATTGGCATGACTGCTACACCTACTCGCCCTAAGATGATGGAGGCTATATTCGGCCCTCTTCTCGCAGAGTATCAAGAGACTACTCTCATCGAGAGCGGTGTCATTATGCAACCTAAGTTCGAGTTCTATCCAGCTCCTCCCGGTGCAGTAACGCACAGCTCATTCAATAAGCCCTTCACACCATATCTCTATAATCAGCTATACGATAGCGTCATAGTTAATAATAGAGCCCGCAATGCCCTTATAGCAAGGCACGCATGCCGACTGATAAAAGACGGCTATGGGCCTGTGCTCATCCTAGTACGTAAGGTAGGTACTAGTAGTAAGAAGAAGAATCCTGCCAGTCAGGCCCTTAACGTACTGACTGAGCTAGAGGCGCTGGGCACATCTCTACCCATTATTCATGGTAAGAGTACTAACATAACCAATGTACTGGACCAGCTGTCAGCGGGCTCTATATCTGGCGCTATAGCCAGTGAGGGTATCTTGAGCCTAGGTGTAAGCATACGCTCTATTGGTAGTATTATAATGGCCGCCGGCGGTAAGGGAGGAGTAGACGGTGTATCTATGATTCAAAAGGTGGGCCGGGCCTTACGCGTTAAAGAGGGTAAGCGTAACCCACCTATAATTGACTTCGTGGATCCACAGGGCTGGTTCCACTCTCAGAGTGAGGCGCGCATTAGGATAGCCACTGATACATACGGTGGTGATCACGTCACTGTATTCACTACTTGACACTAGCGCTGTCCTAGCATGCCCATGCCTTGCGGGCCTTGCATAAGCGCTTGTTAGGTGTCTTGCGACAGTCTATATCGTGCATATCCGCCTGGCCTGCGCTACGCGCACAGAAGCTCTTACGGCGGGCCGCATCCGTCTTGTTCTTGGGATTAGGGGCAGGGGGCTTCAGGTTAGAGCCAGTAGCGCGATTGTAATCAGCGCGGCCCTTAGCTGTTAGCCCTCCGTCCGGATCCTTGTGCTCTTTCTTAAAAGTGAAGCTCTTCTTCTTAGCCATAGTTATTAACAGACATTAGAAATTGTGTTAGAATTAATCTCAATCCCTAGTAGGGTTTGAGATTCACCATTATCATACTCAACGTAATTGGTTAATAGTAGGTGTTATTGTGTATTAGTTTTAAACCCTACTAGAGATTGAAACTGATTGAATTATGGTAGATTCCCAATCCGAATATTGATAAGATAACTTTTTATTTAGGAGACACAAAGTGATTACTGCAAAACAATTAAAAGAGTTTTTGGCGACCGTTGAAGACAATGCGCTTATTTTTATAGGGAAAAGCGGAGGGATGTCTTATGGTTGCCAAGATTTTATGGTTAAGAAGGAATTGTTTATAGAGAAAGAAGACCAGTTTCTTGATTCTCTAATTTGGGACCACGACTTCGATGACGAAGAAATTGAAAAGCTTGAGAAGGAAGCTATCGAGCGACAAGCTGTCTATTTACAATACTACCCAGATTGGGGAGAAGATTAAATATTAAGGAAAAAGAAACAATTAAGTTTAAGCTTTATTAGGGATTGAAACTGATACTAAACAATGAATCAAACGCAACTAGATAAAAAGATCGATCAATTTCTAAGAAAGAAATTAACCAAAGCAGAACTAAAAGAGATGGGAATAAAACCACACTCTTTAATCTTAACAATACGCAATCTTATCGAAAGGTATCTATCTATTATTTGGACTAATCTTAAAGAAGATGTTCCTTATGGATGGGAGCAATTTTTTGAATGTTTTCGTTTATGGCAAGAATTAATATCTGAGAAAGACTGTACTAATTCTTGCAAAGGAATGTTTTTCTGGTTTCTTAGTGATAAGCAATGGTATCTTGGCAATGAATAAACATTAAAACTTTATATGTAAAATTAATCGGAGTCACAATATGTTTTATGTAGAACTGTTAAATCCTTGATATTCTTACTCTTACTCTATTCAAGACAGTCAGTCAGAAGAACCCCCAAGAGAATTAACCCATGATATCAGCAACCACTCACTCACAAACCATCTTAGAAAAACTAAACGCCCTCACTCCCCAACAACAGCAAGAAGTAATCGACTTTATTAAATTCTTGCAATTTAAGGCAGAGAAGAAAGAACTCACTGAAGAAAAAACGATTTCATTCTATGAAGCAGCCAAAGAATATATTGGTTGTGTCGATGGCGGACCGGGGGACTTAGCCACTAATAAAGACTATCTTCGAGGTATTGGCAGCAAATGAAGTCAAATATTCTGTTAGATACGGGATTTTTAGTCAGTGATATTAATAAAAACCGTCAAACTCAAAAAGGATTAGAAGGTTATTTACAGACCTTTCTAAATATTTGGAATCGAGAATTAGAACCTGATGGTGAATTTAGTTGGCAGATTATTCGGTTTCAGTTTAAAGAAACAAAAAGTTTTATGTTAGCTATTGTTTTCTCTACACAAGAGTACGGAGAAAAACCTCAACCCGTTTCTGAATTAGAACAAAAGCAACGAATAGAATCTCTTAATCAACTAATAAAACAGAAAAATGATTTAGTTTGTTCAGTTTCTGATACAGAAATTATCATTATTAAGCGCAATGAACAAAGACTATGGACTTGTAGTATGGCGCGTAAAGACGCAGATGAAGCTGTGCTTCAACTTCTCAATTTGCAAGAATCTCAAAAGAATCAAGAAAATCAAAAACCATGATTGACAGGCATTAAGAATTATGGTAAGATAAATCTAAACAAGGGTTAGTGGCCGAGTAGTCGAAGGCGACAGACTGTAAATCTGTAGAGTAATTCCACGCTGGTGCAAACCCAGCCTAACCCACTAAAAATAATAACCATAGGAGTAAATCAATGGACGAAACAATTACAGTTTATGTCACAAAATACGCTTTGACAAGTGGCATTATAAAGTGCAATGGAAAAATCTGCCATGGGGTATTTTCCCCGGATAATCCCCGTAAATTTAATATGTTAATGCTAGACGGATTTACCTCAAAAGAGTATGTGCTAACGGAAACAGAAGCTCAAAAAGTCTTTGAAGAAAAGAGACTTAAAGCAATTAAACAAACTGAAAGAAAACTTGAAAAACTGAAGAATCTAAAAATGCGACTCAATGAGTATTAAATGAATTTATTAACTCGTGACTGGTGGCATAATTTAATAGGTACTAGAGACGGGAATTGAACCCGCAAAACTTAATTAAATCTACTCCTGACGAAACGCCCTTCCCTCACTCAATCTTTGCCAAGTTCGGTGGATTCGCAAATTTCAGTTTTGAAACAAAAAACAAAGGTATTTTTTGTATTAAGTCCCTTTTCGGTTGAAGGCTCCGTTTCAGCCTTTAGCTACCAAGCTACTCTAGCATTTCAATTTTATCAGAGACTTCTAAAATTGTCAATCCTTGCATGACTACTTATGTTCTTTATTATTATTCATGGTCTAAGTGGTTCAGGTAAGACTGAAGCCTCTAAATGTTTATCTAAGTTACTGGGGGTAGAGGAGATTCATCCTATAGCTCCATGGAAGCGCTTCACAGAGAAATACTATGGATTGCCAGAGGGGGCCCTCGATACAACAGTATACAAAGAGTATACGCCCAATGGTATGAATATAACCATGAATCAGTTCATGGTTAATCTCTATCACTTCATGAGAGAGAATGACCCCTACTTCTCTAGTCGTATGATGCGGACTGAGATACAGCACCATATCAGCGAGGGTATACCTACTGTTCTATTGTCCCTACGCAACCTGGAGGAGGTAGAGGTAATAGAGAGTATGCTATCTACATTGATTAATAGATGTTGTATAGTAATCAATATAAGCCGCTCGTCTGAGCAGGTACTGAGTAGTGATGTTAACTATCAGGCTATTAAAGACCGTCTGGCTCGCCTTAATGGGGCGGGCGTTCATTATATAGACATAGTTAATGACTACCGCAGAGTATCAGACTTGAAGAGGGCACTAGAGAGATTGCTTAAGATTTATGTCAATTCTAGATAATAGACCGTGGTACTACGTTATATATAAGGGCCCCGATTCTTATATAGGTGTGACTGATTATCTCGCGGCCGTGGCGCATGATAGGCAGTCTAGTCTAAGTTTTATGACGCAGCAGAGTAGATTACTTAATTACCTGAAGAAGGGGCGCGCAGATTATAAGGCTAGTATCCGCGTAGCCCGCGCTATTAGGCCCGCCAGTGTAACAGGTTATGGTAACTATCTAGTAAGACAGAAGGGACACCTATCAGTTATTGAGCGGTGTGATGTTAGTACTCCTCATAGTCATAAGCATTTGAAATCCGCGCGGGCCGAGTTGATTACCTATCTCGAATGCGAGATGGACCGATGGAGTAAAACAATTAGGACTATACGGAGATTAGATGCAGATAACGTTCAACGGCCCCTATCAGATGCTGCTGGGTCCAGCAGGGAGTGGTAAAACAACATACATACAGAGTTTGAGTAAGGCCCTCATCACTAGTAGTACCGGCGTGAGCGCTATTAATGCAGGCGGTACTACTGTTCACGCGGCCCTCCAGTTTTTCGACACTACTAGCCTATTACGCGCTGCTTCCAGTGGAGCGCTGGCCACTAAGCTACGGGCTATATCTAATCTTTTCGATACCCTAGTCATAGACGAGATCAGTATGTTACATGGCCCGCAACTAACTATTATCCATCACGTAATGGAGAAGAGTAACATAAATATGAATCTCCTACTCGTGGGGGACTTCTGTCAGTTACCACTAGTACCAGATAAGAAGGTCACTAGCACGCCAGTCTATCAAACAGACTGCCTGCAGAGCTTCGATATACAGTACTTACGAGAGGTCAGGCGCCAGAGTGACCCCGGCTTTATACAGGCACTGACTAGCGTAAGAGAAGGGCGGCCTCAGGAAGCAGTAGATTGGTTCATGGATAATGTAGAGTTTGTCAATCAGATCGATGATAACTACGCGGGCACTACTATCCTGACTACTAATGATAGTGTAGATAGATATAACGCCGTGCACTTAGCACAACTAGAAGGGCCTAGTCGCCTCTACACTAAGAACTACGTTATACCGAAGGGGTGTAGGGCCGCTCCTGAGTGGAGCCAAATACCCGAATCAGTAGAGCTGAGGAAGGGCGCGCGCGTTATTCTACTTCGTAACAGACTACCTGCGTATGCTAATGGCGATATCGCTATAGTCAAGGAGCTCATGACTAACACTATACTGGTGACAGTAGAACGTACCGGTCAGGAGACTATCATTGAATACGTAACACGAGATAATAAAGAGCTCGGCACTAACAAGCTACTGGGCCGCTGCCACTACTTACCCGTTAGACTGGGCTACGCCCTCACTGTTCATCGTAGTCAGGGGCTTACGCTTAATAACGTACAGGCTCGTCTCAGTAATTTACGTTGGCTCAGCGGGGGCCTCTATACTATTCTTAGTCGTGTACGTCATTATAGCGGCCTCCGCCTGATAGGTACACGATCTACCTTCTGTGATAGTTGCTATATAGAGCCTTCTATCCTTAAATTCTATAATCAGTTAGGTACTAAATTATGATGTTCGATTTACTTAGATACTTGCGGGGGCGTATATCTGACTTTCGCGAACCATATCAATCTCGTACGACTCTTGGCGACGAGATCTTCTGCTGGTTTTATGGTACTCGCCGTCTCGCGTGTGTTAAATGGATTAAGGGTGGTTATTGTATTATCCCTAACTACCGCCCTAATCTATTGAGCTTCTTATCTATATACAAGTTGGCTCAACAATACAATGACGAGGAGGCACCTGATGCCGTATACCAGGCCTATAGAAACCTATTTGATAACAATGGGTGAACTACTGTGAGGTAAAACCTTTCATCTATTATTAGTAGCCCCCCTGCCAAAGTGCAGGGGGGCTATTTTTCAGTAGATATACTTTGGTTATTCGCTATTGTTAATTTAAGAGAAAAATAAAATGCACCAAAATATAAGCACCGATAAGGCAATCAAGCTACTCAAAGAAGATGGTAATGCTGATTGGTCATGGTCGGGCGCTGAGGCTTTAGTTGGGTATCTAGAAGATTTAGAGGATGACCTTGATAAATCTATCGAATTTGATAGAGTCGCTATGCAGTGTGAATATTCAGAATACTCTAGCGCACTAGAAGCGGCCGAACATTATGGCTTTATACCAGAAGATGATGAGGATGAGAATGATGTAGAGTCATCTGCTATTACTTATCTAGAAGACAGAACAACAGTAATTAAATTTGAGGGGGGCGTTATTATTCAACAATTTTAATTAATTAATTAGACATAAAGTATCTTAACGAGTATTCTTTTGCTAGTTAGTCTATTCTTATTGATGATAAGAATAATTAGTTATACTGTTATTTCAGGACAACTGAAATAACAGTATGTGGTACAACATATTGTCATCTATACGGAGGGTATAAATGCTTACTGAATTTTTGCACGATTGGGTCAAGTCTGAGCCTCACATTTGTGGGTATGGAGTGGGTACTTTTCGGAATACCTTTTTTATCCAACTATCTTGGGGTGATTGGATTTCTATCTCTACCTCTGATCCTGATCCCTTTTTGTTAGATCGGGGGTCGCTTGCTAAGTTGATCTATTTTTTCCAAATGCGTCTAGATAGCTTTGGCTATGGTTGGGTCATCCAACGATTACCTAATAGTTATACTGTGCAGGTCAGCGTGAATCCTGATCCTTCCAAGACTTCACGCTGTTTTGGTTCTCGGCAGGAGTCTCTTATTGAGGCTTTGTTAGAGGTGTATTTAATGGTGGTTGCTTATAAGAAAAAGTCGGTTTTACGTCCAGTAAAAAAGGAGGCATTTGATGAAAGAGATTAATACAAACTGTTGGGCGCCCCATAATGAGAAATGGGCGCCGTATCGCGAATGGGTCTACTACTACGTTAATGCTGGGGGGCCCGCCAAGTTTTACTATAGACTGGCAGGAAATGTATTATATAACATTCTAGATGAGGGGGACTATTTCGATGAAGATTATTAATTCTAATGATTGGGCTCCTCGTAATACTAGATGGGCTCCATATTGGGGTGAACTTGTACCTATTACTGATCCTCTGATAACAAGTGGTCATAATTTATACTATAAGTTTCATACTTATAATAATCAAGGGCTTGCTTGGTTTTACCGTAAACTATCATTAGATGAGGATGATTATCTCTATGAAGATTATTAATTGTAATGGTTGGCTTAGTAGTAATTGGGGTCCACATATGTCTATATCTAAATCCATTACTGACCCAGCGATTCTAGCAAACGGCGATAATTTATATTATACATGGTTCTATGAAATTATAATTGGGGCCTATACTCTTGAATTAGACAAGTTATATTTTTCTATCGACTTGTTTTATTATAACCTGCGTTTTTATCAGCGCTCTTTAACATAGACTGGTATATTGATATTTTAGGTGAGGATGATTATTTCGATGAAGATAATTAATTGTAATGACTGGGCCCCACGTAATCACTTGAATATACCTATACCTATTACTGACCCGCCTATTGACCTACAGGGGTTATTAGGCAAATTGTATTTTGCTTATAGTCCTGGAAGACTCGCCTGGTTTTATTATAGACTGGGAGAATTTGTGATATATCACTTTCTGAATGAGACCTTAAGCTTGGGGGGTGATTACTTCAATGAGAGCGATTAGATGTAACAGGCTTAATTACTTTTTTTATTTTGTTGAGGGTCTCGATACCTATACTCCTGAATTAAGGTTTTATGCTGTCGACCGATTTTACTATAGACTGTGTATACACATGGCAGATAAGTATATATGGGGCCTATACCCTTGAATTACACAAGTTATATGTCTCTATCAACTTCTTTTATTTCAAGGCGTTTTACTACAGACAGGATATTGATATTTTAGCTGAGGATAACTATCTCTATGAAAACAATTAATCCAAATTGCTGGGCCCCGTGTAGTGAATGGATTGCACCTATACCTATCACTGCCCCGCCAGTAGCAAATATCAATAATTTATACTATAGCTTCTATCTTTATAATTCTAGAGGACTTGCTATATTTTACTATAGACTGTCGGGAATAGTATTATATATTCTATATAAGGACAATTATTTCGATGAAGAAGATTAATTCTAACAATTGGGCCCCACGTAATCAGTCGAGTATACTTATACCTATTACTAACCCGCCTGTTGGCCTACAGGGATTATGCTTTTTTGCTTATAATCCTGAGAGACTCGTCTGGTTTTATCATAGACTGTCATATATGTTATATAACATTCTAAATGAGGGTGGTTATTTCAGTGTGCTATACAACATTCTATATGAGGACACTTATTTCGATGAAGAAGATTAATTCTAACAATTGGGCTCCTCGTTATGCGTGGACTCCATACATACCTACCACTAATCCGCCTCTAATGAGCATTGATAATTTATACGATAGTTTTTATGTTTATAATGATACTGGGGGGCTTGATATGTTTTATTATATACTGACAGGGGCAGAATATTACTTCTATGAAGAAGATTAATTGTAACGATTGGGCTCCTCGTAATAAGCCGGTTCCGTATGAAGAGGCCGCACCCATACCTATTACTAACCCGTTAATAGTAAACCATAATTATTTATACTATAACTTTCACACTTATAGTGCCGGAGGAGTCGCTTGCGTTTACCGTAATATAACCTATCATTATTTTTATGAAGAAGATTAATTGTAATAATTGGGCTCTGCGTAATATTAAATGGGCTCCGTCTGGATGGGGGGCATATGTACCTACTGCTGTCCCTCCAATAGCAGATAATAAGTTATTCTATAACTTCTATTTTTATCATGATGGAGGGCCCGCCAAATTTTACAATAGACTAGTAGGAGTAGTGTTGTATAGCTTTCTAGATGAAGATAACTACAACCTATTATTACTTCTATGAAGATGATTAATTGTAACAATTGGGCGCCTCATAGTAATAACGATTGTTGGACTGCACGTAATAAGTTGAGTATACCGATACCTATTACTGACCCACCGATTTTACCAAATGGTGATAATCTATACTATCTATGGTTCTATCGTTACTACTATGAAAGCATGGGTCTCGGGGCCTATATCCCTGAATTAGACAAGTTACATGTTCCTATCGACTTGTTTTATTATAAACTAGCATGTTTGTTATATGACTTTCTAGGGGAGGGGGATTATTTCTATGAAGATGATTGATTGTAATGATTGGGCTCCGCGTACTATTAAATGGGCTCCGTATGAATGGAATGCACCTGTACCTATTATTGTTCCTCCAGTAGCAGATAATAATAAGTTATTCTATAACTTCTATCTTTATCATGGTGGAGGGCCTGCTTGGTTTTACTATAGATTGTTATATTTCGATGAAGATTATTAACAATTGGCCTTTACGTAATGAGTTGAATATACTTGCTGCTGACCCGTCGGTTTTAGCAAACAGTGATAGTTTATACTATAGCTTTTATCGTTACCACTACAAAACTTCTATCATGTTATTTTATTATAGACTGACACTGTTCGCTAAGGACGATTTCTATGAAGATAGTTGGTAGTAACAAATGGGTCCCACGTCATAAGTTGAATATATCTATGCCTATTAGAGTTTATTGGGGGCTCACTATGTTTTATTATAGACTGGCAGGAGCAGTAGTGTTACCTTTGAATGAGGATGATTATTTCGATGAAGATGATTAATTGTAACAATTGGGCCTCTCGTAATAGAAGGGCTGCGCATATACGGGATATACCTGTACCTATTACCAACCCGTTGATAGCAAACCGTAATTATTTATACTATAAATTTCACACTTATAGTGCCGGAGGAGTCGCTTGCGTTTACCGTAACCTATCATTATTTCTATGAAGATAATTAATTCTAACGGTTGGGCTCCGCGTGATATTGAATGGGTTTCGTATGCATGGAATGCACCTGTACCCATTACTAACCCTCTGATAGCAGATAATAAGTTATTCTATAACTTCTATCTTGATGATTCTAGAGGAGGGACTGTTTGATTTTACCATAGATTGTTATATTTCGATGAAGATGATTAATGGTTGGCCTTCACGTAGTAAACTAAATACATATATCACTGACCCGTCGATTTTAGTAGACAGTGATAGTTTATACTACAGTTTCTATAACTATAACTTTCATACTTATAACGCTGGGGGGCCTGCCAGGTTTTACCATAGACTAGCGGGAGTAGTGTTGTATAGCATTCTATATGAGGACAATTACTTTAATGAAGATGATTAATTGTAACAATTGGGCCCCACGTAATAACTTGAATATACCTATACCTATTACTGATCCGTCTGTTGACCTACAAGGATTATTAGGTAAATTGTATTTTGCTTGTAGTCCTGGGAGACTCGCCTGGTTTTATTATAGGCTGGGAGGATTTGGGTTATATGGCCTTTATGGGGGGCGGTTACCTCAATGAGGGCAATTAGTTATAACAAGCTTAATTACTTCTTTTATTATTGTGAGCGTATGGATATCGATACCTATACTCCTGAATTAAGGTTTTATGCTGTCGACCGATTTTATTATAGACTGGTATGTGACATAGTAAATAAGTATATATTCTATAAAGATGATTAATTGTAACGTTTTCAAACTTGCTTTGTTTTACGACTGGACTCCCAAGAATAAGCTAAAGTTATTATCTACCGGCGGGTTTTACTATAGACTAAAAGCTACGATATACGACATTCTATATGAGGATAATTATTTCGATGAAGATGATTAGTTATTGGCCTATGCTTAATAACAAACTTAGGGTATCTATATCTAGTAGAGAGCCTTCCACTGATATAAATGTAAGAAAGTATTATAATCATAATTATTTCAACCTCGCTACGCATTACAGTATTTTTTGGGTGGGGGTGTCTGCTTCGACATCTTTGTTTTACTTCAGACTGGGTAGGAGTATGTTTTTATGAAGACTATTATATGTGATGAGTTGACTCTACACAATAAGCTTAGAGCCTCTATGCTTATTGAGCCTTCCGTTAGAACAACCGGCTTAGTACCTAGGTTTTATTTAATAAGCAGGTTCTACGTCCGTTCGTTCTACTCTAGATTATATAGCGCTCTAGATAAGGACGATTATTTCGATGAAGATGATTAGTTGTAATAATTGGGCTCCTCGTAATAGAAAATACCATCTATGGTCTTATCGTTACTACTATGAAAACATGGGTATCGAGGTCTATATCCCTGAATTGAACAAGTTACATGTTCCTATCAACGTATTTTATCATAGATTAGGAGATGTGTTATATAACATTCTAGATGAGGATGATTATTTCGATGAAGATAATTAATTGTAGCAAATGGGCCCCACGTAATAGGTTAAATATACCTATACCTATTACTGATCCGTCTGTTGACCTACAGGTATTATTAGGTAAATTGTATTTTGCTTATAGTCCTGGGGGACTCGCCTGGTTTTATTATAGAATGGGAGAATTTGGGATATATGGCTTTCTGAATGGGGGGCGATTACTTCAATGAGAGCAATTAGTTGTAACAAGCTTAATTACTTGTTTTATTATTATGAGGATGTGGGCCTCGAGAGTCATATTCCTGAATTAAGCAAGTGCTCTATCAACCGGCTTTACTATAGACTAGTGGCTTTTATATATAACGCTCTAGATGAGAGTGATATTCTAAATGAGGATGATTACTTTAATGAACACTATCTCTAAATATTGGATTACACATAATAACCTTATACTTACTACTGAGTCTTTCGCTGAGATAAATGATTTAGTAAGCTATAAATCTTTCAAATTTGCCTTTATTATGCACAATAAGCTGAAGGCCTTTATACTTATTACCTCTGTAGACCTGTTTTACTATAGACTGTCTAACACATTCTAGATGAGAATGAATAAGGATTACTTTATACATAAGGACGGTTATTCTAGTGAAGATGATTATATGTGAAGGGTGGACTCTAAACAATAAGCTTAGAGCTTCTATGCTTATTGAGCCTTCCGTTGGGGCAAATTACTTTCGGACTCTGCACAATAAGTTGAAGACCTCTATACTTATTATCTCTGTCGACCAGTTTTATTATAGACTGGTAAGTGTGTTATACATAACATTCTAGATGAGGATGAATAAGAATGATATTTTATATAAGGACGGTTATTTCAATGAAGAATGTTTCTAACGATTGTCTGTTACCTTGGATTTTGAATAATGATTATCTCAATGCCTTGCGCTTGTTTCATTATTATGAAGAGATGGGTTTCGAGATTTATACTCCTAAACTAAGCAAGTGTTGCGGCTCTATCTTCCGGTTTTACTGTAGATTGATAAATATGTTAGAAAACATCCTAGATAAAGATGATATTCTAGATGAGGGCGGTTATTATCTTGAGGATGGCCAATTTGATGAATATGAGGACGGTTATTTCGATGAAGATGATTAATGATTATTGGTCTCTGCACAATAAGCTTGAGGCCTCTATGCTTATTGAGTTTTCCGTTGGGGCAAATTACTTAGTAACCGAGTCTTATTTAATGGGCAGGTATTATGTCGGTTCGTTTTACTCTAGATTGAATCATAAGAGTTGCATTTTATGAAGATGGTTAATTGTAAAGTTTTTAAACTTGCTTTGTTTTACGACTGGACTCTCAACAATAAGTTAAAGGCCCGTACACTTATTATCTCTACCGGCGGGTTTTACTATAGACTAAGAGCTGCGATATACGACATTCTATATAAAGATGATTATTTCGATGAAGATGATTAATGATTGGTCTCTGCACAATAAGCTTATTAAGGCCCCTATGCTTGAGTTTTCCGTTGGGGCAAATTATTTAGTAACCCGGTTTTATTGGTTTATTATTCTAAATGAGGACGGTTATTTCGATGAAGATGATTATGATTAATGATTGGACCTTTGAGGCCTTTATGCTTATTGAGCCTTCCGTTAAGGCAAATTATGGTATCTGGTCTTATTTAATGAGCAGGTACTATGTCGGTTTGTTTTATTCTAGATTGGGTCATAAGAGTTTGTGTGATTGGACTCTACACAATAAGCTTAAAGCTTCTATACTTATTACTGAACCTTCCACTGAGACAAATAATAAAAAGCCTCTATGCTTATTGAGTCTTTCGTTGGGGCAAATTACTTAGTAACCTGGTCTTATTTAATAAGGTCGGTTCGTTTTACTCTAGATTGAATCATAAGGGTTTGTTTTGATGAAGAGAATTTCTACTTATTGGATTTTATATAATAATTGGGTTCTGTGTAATAATGATTATTTCAAATTGGGTTCGCTTTACGACTGGACTATCGACAATAAGCTCAAGGCCTCTATACTTATTACTTTTATAGATCAATTTTACTATAGACTGCTATACAATTATTTCGATGAAGACTAAATTGTAATATTTGGATTCTGCACAATAAGCTGAAGGCCTCTATACTTATTACCTCTGTCGACCAGTTTTACTATAGACTGGTAAGTGAATTGTCTAACACATTTTAGATGAGAATGAGTAAGGATGACATTATACATAAGGGCGGTTATTTCAATGAAGATGATTTCAATGAAGATGATTATGATTAATGATTGGTCTCTACACAATAAGCTTAAGGCCTTTATACTTATTGAGCCTGCAAATTACTTAGTAACCCGCTCTTATTTAATGAGCAGGAATCATGTCGGTTCGTTTTACTCTAGATTGAATCATAAAGGTTTGTTTGAATGAATACTATTAATCATAACGATTGGACTCTGCACAATAAGCTGAAGGCCTCTATGTTTATGCCTGAACCCCCCATTGAGGTATATCACTTAATGCGTAAGTTTTATGATTGTAATTCTTTCGAACTTGCTTTGTTTTATTACAGACTGGAAGTATGCAATTTATATTAGAGGGCGATATGTGGCGCGATAGACGAGATATAAATATATGGCCTGAACCATGTCGAAGGTATCCCTTAAGAACGGAAGTATGGATGACGTGGGTGAGGTATGTTGACCGAGATATTCTTATGGAATGGGCTACGGGTAAGTGACATCACTTATCTCGAGCATCTTGCCATTAACAGGCAATATGTATTAATGTTTAAGTTCAAGCTTAGTTATTATAGGGCATTCATACAATATACGGAGAGCGGTGACGAGAGAGAATGAACAACTGATAATGGAGCGGCTAACTATACCAGAGCTACTAAATCTACGGCATGGTACTAATGATTGTCCTGCTTGTGGGGGCCGCGGTAAGCTGAGTGTATATCCGCACTATATGAAGTGCTGGAGGACTAGTTGTGAGTTGAACGCAGGTATGGGCCTGGTTAATGCCTGGCGTTGGCATACTAAGCTTGATTATGCTGGGGCTATGCAACAGTTAGAGGCCCGCGCCGGTATACGTCAGGCCCGCGAGGTTATGGATGCTCGCAGTATAGTACTAGAGAGCGCGCTAGAGGCCTATCACTATTATCTTGATACTACGCCTGCTGCTCAGGATTATATACTACGGCGGGGCTGGTCTCTCGATCTAGCTCGTAGTATTGGTATAGGGTATGCTCCTCCTGGTGGTCTACGTCAATTCGATATAGATCATGAGGCATTAGCCCGCGAGGGTCTGATTAAGGAGGACGGCGAGGATTACTATAGGGAACGCATTATATTCCCTATACGAGATACACGAGGTCATCTAGTCCATATGGTTGGTCGCTATATAGGTAGTAGTGAGAGGGCCCCCCGTTATAAGGATACGCGGGCCGCTATTAATAGTAAGCGCTATCTCTATCTAGAACATTGTCTTAAGGAGTATAGTAAGCACCCAGCTCGCGAGCTATATATAGTTGAGGGCCCGCCTGATGCCACATCACTAGTAGGTCGTGGTTTACCTGTAGTGGGGTTATTGGGTCTGGAGTATCTATTATGTCACACCAGTAAATTCAAGCCCTTCCGTCATATCACATTTATATTCGACTCAGATAAGTATAGCGATGATCATCCTACTCATGCTGGCGTATATAAGAGCTGGGTGCGTATCATACCTCAACTAGTTCAGCTGCAGATTAACTTACCATTAGCTGAGCTTATGACGTATATGGTTGCTGATTATAAGGATATTAATGAGTGGTTGGTAGCAGAGCCTCGCGTTAATGCTGCTGATACTATTAATGCTAACCGCATACTATTCGTAGATGATTTACTAGCTCAATGGGGGCCCGACATTAGTCATCACGTAGATATATTGCGGGTATTAACTGCCACTCATTCCCCCTTAGGGCTACTGGCTCCTTATGTAGATAATCAATTAGGGCCCCTTGAATATGCCTCTCTACTATTTGGATCGTGATGACTAATTATCACGTGAGTATACCAGCTCGCGATTGTATGATATACCCCTATTATGTAGGGCGTTACGCTGATGGCCGCTATAGTGCTGTTACTATAACACTACAGTCGAGTTGGGCCCAGGAGTGGCGTATGTATAGACGTGCCATAGAGTATCTATGTGAGGATAGTGAGGGCCCGCCGATTATAACAGGCTACCTATCTGATATGGAGCGGCCCCGCTCTGGCGCTGCCTGGTACTGTCTAGATACTACTGAGTATCTGCACAACTATAACCTAAATATATATCACGAGCGCTACCCTACCCTGGGTATACTAGATCATAGAGGTATAGCTACGCCTCATCATATAGAGGCACTAGCTCAGCTAGAGTTTTTACCTTACTTCTATCATCCTCTTATCGCAGCGCGGGCCTGTTATCTTATAGAGCCCCGCCCTGTCTGGTTAGAGGCCTTCCTATCATCTGATATTAACAGGAGATTATTTAATGTCTGCTAACCTATCTATGCTTATTAGTCTTAATCTAGAGTATCTGATGAAAGAGTACCCTAATAAGCCATTCCATGTGTATCTCTGTCAGATGGATGCAGCTCTATGTGAGAGAGTAATCGAGGAGGAGCCGCCCGCCTCTTTACTTGAATTACTTCCGCGTATCTTCATAGAGATCAACGACCTATTATCTCCTAACTTTATAAATAAGGATGTGCGCTTCTTTGACAATGCCAAGGTAGAAAAGGTGCTTAAGGCTCAACCTAGCTCTGTAATTCAATTTTGCGAGGGCCGCCTAGCGTATTATCAAGAAAGAAACGTTCTATTAATTAAGGACTAATCAAATGTTTACTATTAATTACCGCTATTTAGTAGAAGCGCAGGAGTACTATAAACAGAAGGGCTATAGAATAGTCGATCTAAAATGGGTCGTGCCCTCGCGATATCGGCTCTATAACCTCACCAGAGCCTAACAGTCAGGCCTCCTATAGCTGTTACGACTCTTTTGTGCTGGTAGGTAGCGCAGAACAGACCTTCATCTATAATGCGATAAATGGACATTATCAGGCAGGTGACGCACTGCAAGCTATTACGCCGTGCTTTCGTCCACTGGATAATGATGATTATAGCCGCCCTTACTTCATGAAACTAGAGTTATTCGTGTATAAGGGTATGCCTGGTATGACTGAAGATACTATCTGTCGTGATGCATACCAGTGGATGCTACATTACATTAATCCACATAATCTCAAGTTTGTGCGTTGTGACAATGAGACAGATATAATTTATACCCCATTGAATCTAGAGCTGGGTTCTTATGGTAAGCGCTCTTATGAGGACCACTGGTGGTACTATGGCACTGGTATAGCTGAGCCCCGCTTTAGTATAGCAGTTAATGACTCCTTCCAGCCGGGCTATCACTCTAGTCCTATCCCTAAATATTTTGTTAATACGCTGGATAAGATATACGAGGAGTTGCTCGAGTGTCGCGAGGCCACTAATTCGTTATTGAGGCAGTGCGAGTTAGCTGATATACTACTCGCTGTTGAGCAATATGCTGTATCTCAATATGGTGAGGCAGGATGGGATGCTATTAGGGATATGGCTAAGCTAACACAACGCGCCTTCGCCGCAGATAAACGATAGCGCTCCCCATTCCACTAGAGTTAATGTCAAATCACTATTAATAATCCTGGGAGGTTAAGATGGATAATGCACCGTTAGTTATAGGGCTGGCTCTCGCTCTTATTACAATAATTGGCTTATTGTTTAATGACTTAACCTGATAGCCCTCACTGTCGTGCCTCTGTTGTCGAGACTAGTGTCAACCCGTCGTAAGTAGATCTACAATTTCTTAAGAGGTTTCTATGCTTAGCATTCAAGTCCGTCAGGGTGTATTTGAAACTAATAGTTCGAGCACCCATAGTATATCTATTCCCTGTCAGACTAGCCTTACTATCCCTGAATTAATACATTTCGAGATTGGCGAATTTGGTTCTGATACTATTATCCTGAGTTCTATAGCAGCCAAGGCCAGTTATTTATACACGGGCTTCGCCGCTAACGATAGGATGAAAGACGCCTATGACATGATACTCTACCTGCTATCAGAGGGTATTGCTGTAACTGCCGAGGATGTAGTATATGACGAATACGAAAGTCTTAATGACGGCTACATGGATCATGCCAATGAGTTGAACGGCTTCCTCGATGCTATTGTAGCTAATAAAAATATGATGATGCGTTATCTATTCTCGCCCTATAGCTTTATCCTAACCGGTAGTGATAATGACTACAGTTATGTGATTGATAATAAAGCAGTTATGGAGTATGCTAGCGACTTCTTTTACAAGGGCAATTAGATATCACTAGCTAAAGCTCGTCTAAACTAATTTACCAGAGGAAAATCAAATGTTGCCAAAAGACTTTATTAAAAAGGGGGCCAGGGTATGGGCAGTAATTCCCCACGAGGATGGTACATGGGGAACTATTAAATCAGTCGGGCGAAAGTATATAGTGGTTGATAACAAAAAGTTTGATATTGATACTCACCGTCAAGTAGGAGATTGGGAATGCGAATTATATCCTTCTCCAGAAGCCTACACAGAAGAGCGTAGAGGTGAATGCCTCATCGAAGAGCTCCGATGCACGTTGAGCCATTCTAATGTTACCGCCGGATGGTTCGGGGGGATAGATAAATTAATCGAAGCCTGCGAGATCATGGGGATTAATACTGATTATCCGTAATTCTATGAATAAGTTTAATGAAACGACAACTTTAGCGCATTATACCAATGGTGACTATGAGTGTACTCTATATGCTGATGGTACCCTGGTTCGTACTACAAGTGTGGTTGGGGCCCGCCCCGCCTATCCCTGCTCTATAGATATTAAGATCACTGACTACTGTGATATGGGATGTAAATATTGTCATGAGAGTTCTACTCGTAATGGTAAACACGCTGACCTAACACGGTTACTCGATGTCCTTAGTGATATACCTGCTGGGGTCGAGTTAGCAAACGGAGGTGGTAACCCACTATCTCATCCTAATATAGTGGATTACCTAGTAGAACTTAAGGCCCGCGGGCTTATAGCTAACATTACTGTTAACCAAGGTCATCTACATCGCTACGATACTCTAATAGAGGATATCGTAAGCCGGGAGTTAGTGCGGGGCCTCGGCATCTCAATTACTAGTAGTAACTATAGCAGTCTGATATCAGTACTGCGTCTCTCAGATAACATCGTGTATCACATAATCGCTGGTATCCATCCCGTTAGTATAATCGATGAGTTGGTTAATCTCAGTGCTGCAACCAGTAAGGTACTCGTACTAGGCTATAAGAACTTCGGCTTCGGTATAGATTATCATAGCCCTGAGGTAGATGCAGGCATAGCGCAGTGGCGGCGTTCTCTACCCTTTCTTATAGGCAGGTGTAATCTCTCCTTTGATAACCTGGCTATCGAACAGTTAGAGCTCAGACGTTTATTCACTGATGAGGGGTGGGCCCGCTTCTATATGGGCGATGACTTCCAGTTCACTATGTATATTGATGCGGTTAAGCAGCAGTATGCTCCTACTAGTCGTAGTTATAACCGCACGTCATTCGACTCTACTTCACTAATCGATTACTTCCAGGCAGGCTTCTCATGCACATCAAGCTAGGTGATGAGATTAATAATAAAGTAGTTACTAATATAGCATATCAATCAACGTATCCTAAGTCAGCGGGTTATAGTTATAACACGAAGGGTAACCCCTACGTTAATCATAAGAACAAAGTGGTTGTCACGTTAGATGATAATACTGAACTAACTTGGAATCCCTGGTTGTTTCAATTCAATTAATTATTCTCAGTGTAGCAGGCGTTATGTGCTATAATGATAATATATTAGTTGGTGATTATCTTGATTAAATTTATATGTGGGATAGACCCAGGTTTAGCTGGGGGGCTTTGTATACTACAAAAGGGTGATACCCATAATGTAGTTGATGTTAGAATCATGCCAATCTCTACGTCTGATAAGGATATAAACATGGGGGTAATTAAGAATTACCTGTCTCATTATAAACCTCATCTTACTATTATTGAGCGTCAGATAGTAGTCCGGCCCAAGATGGTTGAGGGAAAGGAGCAGCGCCAGGGTCTGGGTTCTGCTGCTAAGACTATGTTTAACTATGGGAGACTAGTTGGCCTATTGGAGGGTATAGGTCTGAATTATGTAATAGTAGATTCCCGTGAGTGGCAATCGCACTATGCCGATATGACCCCGCCTATCAAATGGACCTATAATAAACCTACTAAGACACGCAGTGTATCTATTGCTGTGAATCTCTATCCTGCTGTTAATTTATTCAGGACTTCTCTCTGTCACAAGCCCCATGATGGTATGGCTGAGGCAGTATTATTAGCTCATTATGGCGCAGAGGTTAGCGATGACCTCTAATATTATTACTAGTCGATCTGTAGCAGAACGCCCGCCCTACTACTCTGTTAGTGCACTGCGCGTATATCGCCGCTGTGGGATGGAGTTCTATCATAAATACGTTGACCTCAATAGGAAGAGTGGGGCTACGCGCTCTACTCTATTGGGTAACCTAGTGCATGGGGCCCTCGAGTTATACTATGATCCTGAAGTAGAACATGATTATAATCTAGAGCAGTGCCTCGAGGAGACCTACATAAGCGCGCTTATGGCCGCTGGTGTCATTGTATCTAATACGCCTGCGTCGGACCAGACCACTATCTCTAGTTACTTAATGGGCCTAGTAGATGGTTATGCAGTGTTGCATAACAGAGCCCGCGCTGACTATAAGGGTCCCGATGCCATACGCACCGCTGCCGGTAAGGTGAGTAGCGCTTATCAGTCTACTACTGCATGGAAACAGGCAGAGGAGCCCCTCCTCGCTCTACGGCATGCAGCTAATGAATATATGCTTATGCTTAATCCTGAATTGGATGTTGAGCTTGATGTTATTGGTGCACTGACTGACGCGTTTAACCTGTGCCGGGCCTTTATTCCTCCTAAGGAGTTTAAGCGCACTATCTATGTTGAGTTACCTATCAGTGGATATAATGACGGCACTATTATAAATGAGGTGCCCATGCCGACTGATTGCGGCGGTGATGCCGGTATCAACCTCCTGGGCTTCATTGACTGGGTGGGAATCACCTCTCATGGCCTAACTATAGTTGATTATAAGACCAGTAAGTCTGCCTATACTACAGATAAGCTGGCGTATAACCCTCAGCTCTGTGCCTATGCCTATGCCTATGAGAAATTGACAGGCACTCGCGTTGATGCTATGGGTATCTATAACGTCAGGGAGGGTAGTCTGGTACTAACGCCTATTGACCGCAGCATCATGGATCGCGTATTAACCTCATTCTTTGGCACGCACAAATTAATCACAGCAGGTTTCTACCCTCACCATTACCCTGAGGATAATTATAGTCCCTGTCTCGATTCCTTTGGTAAGCCTTGTCCCTATCTCCATGATTGTTACCCTGAGCTCGCAGAGGATCAGAGTCTACTTGATCTCTATAGATTATTAAATTGACATACTGGTATTTAGTACGATAAGATTAATGGGTATATAGAGGATATGTATGCCCAAACCTAACCCCTGGCTTGATGAAGTAAAGAATTATCTGCGTAAGAAGTTCTATCAGCAGATTGATTTCGAGTCTGCTTGTTACAATCGAACATTCTCATATGAGACAGTGCGTAAGTGCATGTATTTAATTATGAGAACTAGCCCGGACATATACAGGCATGCTGCCTGGCTCTGGGCTACGCAGCGCAGTCGCAATGACATTGCGGGCGGTCTTAATGTAGATAGTAGTACCATTAAGCGTAAGTTTGATGCTTTTGCTATCCAATTACTTAATTATCTGATTAATCCTGATATCATGCCTGTATTAGGCCCCATTGATATTCGTATGCAGATGGAGGAAGAGGATAAGCGCATCGAGATCCCTGAGATCGTCGAGGGTAATGTCTATACAGCCGCTGATTACTTGAATAGCGTGGTAGATGATGGCAGACTACACTAATATACTGCAGGAACTGCGGGACTGGAAGGATGACTTTGGTAGTCTACTTGATAGTAAGCAGCTTATAGGGACTATTGAATGGCAGCCCCTCTGGGAGCGGTTAGTAGCTCTAGAGAGATTATTCAATGACCCTGTAATATCTGAACCACTGGATAACTATAAGGTGGCTCTCCGCCATCCTATTGATGCTTGTGGGATGACAGAATTTGTCGTGCAGTTAATAGAGAAGGGCTCCAGTGAGAGCGATATATCCCGCGCCTTATCTATGCACGGGGTTGATCTTACAGCGCGCGAGGTAGGTGAATGGATAACCGCTTATAGAAGCGCGCCTATAATGGAAAGGGTGAACTATCCATATGGCTCTGTATTTGATACTCAGACGCAGCTACAGACTATATTCAATGATCTTAAAGCAGGTATTATAGCTCTCGAGTCGGCTGATGATGAGCCATTTATTAAGGCTAGGAAAGTCAAGGAGGAAATATGGGTAACTATGTTGCAGGAACAGCGCCAACTACTGAAGGATGCGCGCGCACTGATGGAGACTGTCAAGCAATTCGAGGCCATAGACCGATTCAAGCAAATTGTAATAGAGGAGGTGAACAAGGAGAATCCAGCTATAGCGAGTCGTATCTACCGGCGTATACAGATGGCCAAGACACTCCTCAATACGTTGGAGCCCCTCGCATAGTGGCATCACAATATAGCACGCATATATTAGATGAATACTTTCTTTATAATAGCCTCAATGTATTCATCAGTACATTTATATTTGGCCTAGGTGGTTCCATTAATTATGATAGATGCGGTTATACCTTCTATCAGGACATTCGAATAGGCTTTATCTATTGCGCTATTATCTGGTCTAGTCATCGCCCATTTCATCTGAAAATTAGAGGTAAGCTCATTGAAAACGAACTATCACGGCGGGAGGTATCTCAGATGGAACAATAGAATGCTTGAGGTAGACGATGGCGATGGTGTGCGGAAGCACTATAAACATAGTTTATTCGCTACTGCTAAGGAGGTTAGAGCATGAAATTTAGTTTATTTACCCAAGTTCGTTTAATTGAAGATTTACCTGAGTATGGTTTAAGTCAGAGTGATTTGGGTACTATTGTTGAACATTATTCCAATCCTGAAGGAGAAGATGGTTATAGTTTAGAGGGGTTAATTCCTCTAAATACGTTAGAAGTGTCTGAATCTCAAATAACGTTTACAAAAAGCTAGTTGAGTGTTGTCACACTGCCCAGCTTGACATTAAACGTTCTACCTATCGCTTCCCGTCTTGATTATCTCCCCCCTGACGTTTTGCTAGTTCGTTGATGGTGTAGATAAAAACGTAGTCATAGGGATGAATCTTCCCGACAGCTACGCCGTAAGCAAAGGGCTAATCTCGATAATGCAAAGCTAGAAAAGAGCCAGCACCCGCAAGGGTACTGGCTCTATGCTTGTCCATCCCTCCATCTTAGCTTATTAGGGTAGATTGAGTCAAGCTAATAATGCTGGGGATTCCTGACACGAGGGCCTAGCCCATGCGTAGCATTGCCTCTCTATCAAGTTTACCATCTAACCTATTGACCCAGAGACTATTATCGTCACTGGGTCTTGTTGTGACTGTTACTGTATTACCATTCTGCTCGGCGCTGGTCTCCTGAGATATTAGTGCTATATGGCCCCGCCGTGTTGCCTCCTCTGCTATCTCCTTGAGCTCGGGATTGAAGTTACCATTATTGCTTATAATGGCTCGAGATTGAGTAGCTGGTGCAGGCCTGCCTACTGTCTTACTGACAGCTATGGCTAGACGGGCCACCTCTGCACTATAAGGAGTAGCTGACTGGGCTAGCTTATTCATAGTGTCTGATACAGTAGCGCGAATAGCCGCTATGTTGTTCTTATACTGGCCTAGCATCTGCTGCCTAGCGTATATTTTTATGGAGCCCCAATCACTACTGGCCCGCGCTGACTTGACCCAGCTGGTCTGTCCGAATATCTCTACGTTGAAGAGACGGGCCCGTCGTGCTATCTCTCTCTCTGTGAATGGATCTAGTAATTGTATGTTACTATCTCCTCCAGCAGGCGTCGGTAGCAGCATGGCTGCCGTCCTATTACCAGCAGAGTCATTGCTAGCTTCGGCCCATCTATCCGCGTTGTATTGAAAGGCCCGCCCCGGCATAGCTAGTGTCATACCGCCTGGCCCTTCTTTATAACGCGCTAGTAGATAATCTGTTGGCGTGACAAACATGTTCAGCCCTGTTATCTTACCCATACCCTCTACTGCGGCACTACTACCACGAGCCAGTGTCTCGTGTACGCCTGGGACAGCAGATATGGCCGTTCCTCCTAGGAGGCCCCCCAGGCCTGATTTAGCTATTAGACCCCAGCCCGCGCCTTTGAACCAGCTTGCAGCCGCCCCGACTAGTGACATTACACCTAGTGCCGTACCTATAGCTGATGTAATGACGCCCTTTACCTGATCATTACCTAGTGATAGAAAGCCGGGTATCTTATCTCCGATTATGTCGCCTATAGCTCTATCTACGCCGGTCCAGAATCTCTCACTAGCTTGACTGAAGTCCTGCCAGGCATCGCCCTTGGTGACTGCCTCTAGGTGTTTATAGCCCCACGCAAATAGTCCTGTTGCTATACCTACACCTATTGCTACCACTCCTATTGCTGCTATTAGAGGGGCGCCTATGACTGCCGCGCCTATAGCTCCTATTGCTTTAGCGGCCACTAGACCTGTGACTATACCAGTTATGGAGTTACGCACTGTCATACCGGCATGCTCCTCAAGTAGCTGTTTCTCTGCCTCAGTGTATAGCTCATCCCGTTGAGATCGGCCGAGTCTCATGAATGCGCTACCTACATCTAGACTCTCTATGCCACCCCAGGCTGTCATAATGCCGCCGCCTAATGCCTGAAGCGATCCCCGTGCGCTGAGCCGCGCCTTAAAAAATGGGTAGACCTTTATCTCTGAAGGGTCAGCTATGGGGGCCTTACCGCTATCCCAGTGAAATATGCGCTTCCATTGAGGTGCCTTCTTCCGCTCTATATCTATAATGCCACCCTGCTTATTGGCCCAGTCCTCTACTCTCTGATTGCGACTACGTAATACTTCTATATCAGTAGTGGCCCCAGCCATTATCAGCGCCTTCTCCTTGATATCCTTAAATAGGAAGCCTAGTTCATTTAGTACGTTAGCGCTTATGATGCGTATCTGTTCGTCTGATGTCAGACCACGGAAGCGTGATGATATCATGAAGGCATCACCAGGGTCGGGGTTAAGAGATATCTTACGTATAACCTCGCGCTCTATCGTCTCCTTGATGACCTCGCGTATACGACGTCTTAGGAATGAGTCAGCATCTCCATACTGTATCTTGAATGTCTCCTCGCTTAATCCTAGTAGTGAGTAGGCCTTCTGTGAGAACGGGGCGGGCCCATTATTAATTGATATATCGCTATCTAGTAGGTTTAGTATCTTAGTTAGGAAGCTATCGGGCCCGCGGCTTATAGTGTCATCTAGACTATCTACTAATCTACGTACTAGATCATCCCTATCAGTTATACTGCGCACAGTGCTCTCGTTTATAATAGGGGCATCGTATACGCGTGCCATTAGAGTATCCATCTCGTCATTTGCAGTCATACTCATAAAACTATTGAGGAAATAACCTATTCTCTTCCCTACCTCTCCGCCCATGCCATCAGGTGGACTAGCGTGTAGCGTATAAGTGAAGCGGCCGCGCTTCACCTCATACTTCATACGGTTCTCTCCTAGGGGACTCTTAGCCTGAGGTGCCGTTATAACAAAGTATTCCGCCCTCTCACCGGCCCATAGAACACGCAGCTCAGTCATAACGTTATCTATGGCTCGTGCCTGCCTCCCTCCCTCTAGTACGCCAAATAAACTCATCATCGCGCCTATCGCGCCCGCAATCATAGTGGCTGCAACGCCCCCAGCTAGACTCGTCATAATGGGTGTGTTGATTAGTGGTATCTTACCCCAGAAGTTAACTAAGAAGGACCCTATCATACCCAGGATATTGCTCTCCTCTGTCCTCATTGATCTAGGCGCGCCCATCTCCAGCCAGTCTCCATCTGCAGCATATATATCTACCCGTCTACCTCCTGTACGCCGTTCCGACGAGTACTTAATGAAGTTCTCGTACTGTACGAAGTTGAGGGGGTTAGCCACTCTGGATGCCAGACTAGGGAATGCAGTTTCTGCTAACAGTCGCATGTCTCCCTTACTCAGCGATGCAATTAGCGTGTCTAGATATGACTTGGGTTTTTTACTATCCCGGGGATTCATACCATCAGGATTACCTAGATTAGTCATCTCAGATACTAATGACTCAGGCCGCTGATATGCGAAGTTGCGTATTACCTGCAGGCGACTACTCAACGCTATGTTCATCAACGGATCCGCTCTATAGAGGGCCAGGCTGGCTCTATTGAATGGGCTAGTTACGCGCCGGCGGTTCTTATCAGTCAATGGGTCTAATCGTGCTGTTAGACTGACTACGCTGATGGCCATAAACTTGCGCTGATCCTCTGATAAGTTATTCATCGAGGCATCAGTTATATTAGCCTTACGGTAGTCGCGCGCGTATAGCTGGCCCATGGCCCCTGCCTTGACCATCTTGAACATATAGGCTGGCGCTGTAGAATATACTGCCGTACTGATGTCCTGGTTAGTAGACTGTAGCTGCATGTAGAAGGTCTGACGCGAGCCTAGCTCTCCCTCTCGTACACTAGTACCAAATACTAGGACACTCATAAATGGGTTACTGGCATTTAATACAAAGCTGTTGCGTAGGTTATCTATTGCAGTACTCATACGCCCTACGCTGCTCTCTATGGGGTTGATTAAGCGCACGCCGCGCTTACGCTTATAGGCGCCATCTGCCATTACAACCAGAGGCTCCAGGGGATCCTGTGCCACAGCTATATCCCGTCGTGTGACTAGACGGAATGCATTAGACACGAACTCCAGTGGCGTGTCATCCATAGCGTTATAGAAGCCCGCTGTTGCTTCCTCCTGATTACCTGAACTAGATAATATAGCACCCACACCTAATAGAAGAGCAGTAGCGGCTATGTTCACGGCGCCTAGTGCCGCTGCAGAACGCAATAGTCTACTACCGCCGGGCCCCAGTATTCTGGCGTTTCTATACTTGAGGTAGTCTCGGCTATCTACTAGGGTGCGTAGGTTCTCACTGTAATCTGTTAGTCTATAGTTACCTGCCTCGTCTATAATGTCCCGTACCTGGAAGTTAGACGGGCGCCGGCCGTGTTCATTCATAGCATTATGGTATGCTGTGCCGTGAACTGTCTTCAGGTGTTCATCTAGTAAATCGAAGCTATGGTAGCCCCGTCGATTATTACGGTAGTCTGATAGGTAGGTCTCTACAGTATTAAAGTCAGACCGTATGTCTCTCTCAAGAGAAGCTAGACGTAGCTTACGCCACATACCTAGTGGGTTCAGTGGGTGCATCTTACCTACCTTGGCCCTCATTCTACGATACCGCTCTATAGTAGCGCCTGGGTCTAGCCCGAGGTCTCCTAGTTCCACTACTGCCATAGCGTTTACGCCGGCATAGAGCCCTACTGTAGCTAGTCGAGTCATGACATTGTCGTCCATGCCCTCACTTACGTTCCACCCAGTCTTAGTTTGGAATAGGGCCGCTATAGTGCCAAGAAGTAGTGGCATACGATAGGCCCGCCATCTGCGTAGACCCGTATGCATACCGCGGCTTATCCTAATATCCTCCATACCTGTTATTCTCGCTACACGAGATTGTAGAGCCGCTACCTTCTTACGCCATGGATCGTGCTTCATAGCGAAGGAATATGCGAAGGCCAGAGAGGTACCTACAAGTAGGGAACTTGTTAGTGGACTCGTGCCCGTTAGTCCAAATAGTGCGCCTAGCACAGGGGGTACAATAAAGTTACTCAGAGCTATGACCTTAGCTAGTCTTCTATCTAGCTTGTCGAATCCCTGTAGTGCCCCGTAGCTGAACCCCGCCATTGTGTCTACTACCTTACCTGAGTAATGCCAGAAGGAACCAACCGCAGTTCGTGCACCTGCTATGGGTACATTCATAGCCCGGCCGCCCCAGTCATCTACTAGTGCTGCTAAGTTAGTCATCTTATTGCTGAGATCCTTCGCACCCGCACCTATCGTAGGATCGCGTAGTATCTTAGAGCGCGCGTACTCTGGTAACAGAGCAGACAGACTAACTAGCCCAGCCGTTAACGATACTGCTAATGATACATTACCAGCGCTCTGTATGTAATTGATAACGTTATCCTTCTCCTGGTTATATATGAAGGCCTCAGCGAAGGGCTTATTAGCGTCAAAGGCCAGCGGGGCTGACACGCTCATAGAGATACCCAGTACAGGTGCTGATTGTACCCCCATACTATAACTGTATACGCCCTTATCCATCTCAGAACCACGGCGCCGTGACTCCGCTATGAAGAACTGTATGTAGGACGTGGGGGCCTGACTCGCGTAGACCTCTATAGTTTTGGCCCGTTGACTTATAGCTGCTACTGGTGTGTGTGCACTAATACGTCCTGCTACGAATGCAGACCATGCCTCTAAAGTCCTCTCAGTTCTATTGCCAACTAGCCCGCCTGTATTGACCCTATTGAGTACTGATTGTTTCCATGCCTGGAGACTACCTACTGTTGCGTAGTTCTCGTCTAGTACCTGCCCCTCTTGCCCTGTTATACGGTTGAAGATATTCATTATAAAGTTACCTACACCAGTGATGACGCGGGGGGCCCATAGTAGCGCTGCTGTAGTTAGACCCCACGTCATAAATCTATTACCCTTCTTGACTAGAGTGCCTCGCTTCAGTACTCCTTCTGCCTCTGCGGATATTAGACGACTGTTACCACTGGCATACAACTCATCGCTGAGACTATACCGGTTAATAGCCATACTGCCGAATACCTCACTACCTACATAACCCCCGGCTACTGCTAATGCTGTATAAGCGGCCCCCATGACGGGCCCTTCGAGTATTAGATTGCGGTTATTGTAGCGTACCTCCTCTACGTCGACATCACCGAACTGTAGGTTAATAGAACGCAGGAAACTAGGCCCACTGGCATCTAGTATATTAGCTAGGCCAGTCTGTACATTCATAAGAGCCAATACAGAGGCACCTATAATACCCTTATTGCGGAAGAACGATGAGGTTAGGAAGCGACTATTACGCCCTGATATTAATCTGAATAGATCCTCTTGAGCTGCCGTGGCCCCCGCTGCCCGTTGTACTGCCTGCTGATAGTAGGGACTACTCTGTATGGCCTGATTGTAGACTATCAGCTGATCTACAAACTTAGCAACTAACTGGCGCTGCTCCAGAGTTTGTACATTACCTATCTGACGGCTACCTTGTCCGTTAATGCCTACCTCCCATGTCAGTAGGTTCTCTACTAACATCTGTCTCTCTAACTTCATGAGTTCCTTATACTCTGCAGCTAGATTAGTAGTTGCTATGGGCCCTATACCCATAAATAAGTTATTGCCCTGGAGGCGCGCCTTAGTAGAACGCATCACTCCTCCTAGCATAGCGCCCCCTCGCATGAGGAGGCCCTTCATACCGCTAGTGTTATTCTCGCTACTACTGACTATGTAGTTGAGGCTCTGGCTTCCAGTACCTAAGATTCTATGGAAGGATTCTGCCATCTCACTAAAGCTGAATACCTCTGCCATACTCACGAAGGAGCGGCTGTCTTCCTTACCCTCTCCCCATCCCCAGCGCCAGGGTGCAGCAGGTAGACTAGCCCCTACCTCGTCAATTAGTATTGCTAATTCTCGTTGTCTCTCAAAGCCTATGTTAGTAGCCCTGAGAGACACTAGGAATGGCTCCATCTCACGCGAGACTGGGTTATACCTCTCTTCAAAGGTGGTCTCTAGACCAATAGGGCGCCGTAGTGAATCATGGAAGGCATCCGCAGAGCGCCTTAGCTTAATGTCCTCTGCACTCCCTCTCTCATAGGGATTCATGACATCTAGTATGAAGGGCTTAGTTATATACTCGAAGAAGGTGGCCCCCCTCTCTCTATAAAATAGGTTATTGAGAGCGGGCAGTGTATTTATACGATTAGTGTAATAGTTGTCGAGGGTGCCTCCGCTAAGCCCCTGAACTTCTTGCATGTATTTAGCTAACTCGAAATTATCGACGGGGGCAATGTCTAGTATAGGTAAGTGCTGAGGATATCTTTTTCCTGCTGTCTTCTGTACAGCGCTGTCGATAGTACCCTGGACCATCGACTTATTTAGTTCTGCAGTTATGTAACCTAGGGGTATACCTATACTGAAGTATAGCCCCATACTGGCCGCTGTAGTCATTACAAAGCTACTAGCAAATGTAAGCGCATTCTCGTATACACCAGCCACTGGTACCATACTATCGCGCGTCTCATCATAGTCGAAGAACGTGCCGTAGTATGTCAGTGTTCTATCTAGTACTGCACCGAAGGCCCCCGCTATACTAGGTAGGGCCCCCACCTCATCTTTATATAGCCTGCCAAAACCGGCCATGATAGTGTATTCATTAATGAGAGAGCCTAGGCCTGGCGATAATAGAGCTCTATCGTAATCGCGGACCTGGTCTGGCACAACACTGGGGGCCCCATTTAGCGCAGCGCGCGCTAGGTAGTTCTGTGTGGCTATGCCCGGCCTATTGGTATAAGACTCTAATGATTCTCTCCAGTCTAGGTGTCCGCTTACTCGAGCGCGCGCTGCGTTATTGATAGCCACCTCATAGAAATGAGAGGCTCCCAGGAAGCTGGGTAGCTGAGATATAGTAGTACCAGTAGTAGCACGTATAAATGACTTATTGGTATAACCCATCTGCGTCATCTCTATATCGGAGACGTTGAACTTATTATCAGACAATAACATGCCCTTATAATACGCGAAGGCAGCGGGGTCATCCTCGCTAGTCAATCGTATCATGATCTCCCTATTGTGTTGAGCACTGAAACGTCGAGTGCCCATATAAAGCGCATCGGTGCCCTTCTCGTCTATATTCTCAAATAGGTGTTTATTATAATGAGTACCTACGTTAGAGCCCGCTATAACGCCGGCCTGATGTAGACGATGGTGTACATTGGAATCTACCTGGCCACTAGTAGCCATTAGTATTGGTATGTCAGAGGCCCGCTCTACTATAGTGTTCTCAAAGTTCTCTAGTCTGGCGTAGTGATTCCTATCTAAATTATTATCTCGGCTGATGATATTTCCATCATCATCTCTTGCTTGAGCTAGGCTCCAGCTTGCTGGGCTCAGTACTATGCCATTAGCCTTCTGCGCGTCGCGGGTCATGGCTAATATAGCCTCTGACTCACCTAAGATGAATCTATTGCGAGAAGTATCTAGCTCCCTGCCCTCTGCTAGGGAACGCATATAAGTGCGGAGTTCAGTAACAAACTTAGGGTTACTGGTTTCGTAGAATACATCCTTTTTATTAGACTTAAGGCCTATATCAAGAAGACTACTATTAGTATTCCTGAGCATTACGCCAGCGCCCATGAGTAGAGGGGCGGCTATAGCTCCTACTATACCTAGTCGCGGGGCCCTGCCTGATATTATAGCGCCGGCTCCTGCGATACCTGATACTACCGCTCCTACCTCGAGGGCATTAGTTCCGTACTCGGTTATATAAGGGGCCGTGTGTACTCTACCTACATCAGTACCGTCCTCTCTGGTTATCAACTCGAGCTTAGAGTGCATCAGCGTAGTCCCCTGGCCCTTATTAGCGGTATAGGGTATGACATTTAGATTATTAGATGCTGCCTTTAATGCCTGTGACTCTCTCTTAGATATAGTCATGTCGACTACGACAGTACCACCTACCTCATCGTATAGATCTATCTCATTAGTAAATATACCCTCTGCCATTTTTATATATGGCTTCATACTCTGATAGAATTTATCCTGTCTTTCTTGGCCTATTGCTCTGAAGCTCTCTTTATTAAAAGTATCGTGTAATAACTCTAGGGTAAAATCCGAGTGGAACCTATTGTGTGAGAACAAGGCCGCCTCTAGACTATTCGGGCGCGCATCTCTTAGAAAACGCTGAGTCTCACTAAGAGATGACACGCCGAATCGGCTAGAGGAGCCCTCTAGTGAACCAACACCAGCCGATGGGTATTTACTAGCCGCCTCTATTTGTTTTAGTAGATCCGATTCCACTGTTCACTGACCTTATCTGTATAGGAGACCTCTATCGGCACTACCGGTGTATCGTATTCTACTACTACGGGATCATTATTAGGTAATTCTATCTCCGCCTTGAAGCGCTCTGCTCGGCTAGTGCTCTGGTCCTTGACGGTGTAATCTACAATAGCACCCAGTGCATCTTTAACAACGATGCCTGCTAGTATATCGGGGTAATCGAATAAACTAATTATATTGTTTACTGGTGTTATCTCTATACGCTCGCGACTGGTAGACATACCTATCCACCAGTATCGTGTGTCTACTAATGACTCCTGATAATCCTGGACTACGCGCCCTGGTACCTTAGATTGTTGCCTCCATCTCCAGATCTCTATCTTATAGGCATTCTCTAGCCTGAATGCCTCACTGGCTCGCGGTGTGCTGTACTGGGGATAGGCCAGTGGTATATACTCTGGCTCGCAGGGGGCCAGCAATAAACGTAGGGGTATAGTCGACTGGAGATGTATTCTTTGACTGGTGCCAGGCGTGACCCCACGAAGAGAACGCGGCGGTGTGATATACAGGTAGTATCGCCACGAGCTGAATAATTCCTGGAACTCAAATATAACTGGAGATAATTTCATTATGGTTATGGCGCGCCTGGGGACAGTTTTTAATACATCATGGATGAGATGAGCTTATCTATTGTGGACATGATTAGATTGAGGGCCGCCGCTTACGCGCTGCTAATAGTAACCCCTTACCGCGAGCTGTAGTTAGTTCTCTATTCTTCTTGAGTGTCTTGCTACTGATACTCTTGATGCCACTAGAACTCATACTGAATCCCATGAGAGTACTGCCCTCCTTAACGCAGTTAAATACAGCGTTGACTACAGCATCTATTATGTCCTTACCGCTGGCCCGCTCGTTGTGAGTTATCTTACCACTAGCCAGTTGTAATATACCGCCCATCTCGGCCATCAGACTATGCGTCCAGGTACTATCGCGAGGTAGTATCAGTCGCCCCTCATTGAGTAGTTGTCGCGTTAGGTTATAGTAACTCAGCTGCGCTGTATTAGTGGTACTCATCTCAGTAGAGCGTATGCCGTGGGCGTGTAGTCGTTGTATAGTGGACTGAGATTGATACGAGTCAAATGAGCAGAGACTAATATGGCGGGCCTGACATATCTGCACTAACTTCTCCTCTATATCTAGGTAGGAGACTATACGCTGTATGCCCCTCCCTCTACCATCTCTATCACTATAGGGCTTCCACACTAGTAGACCATCTACTATGACGCCCCATCTACCATCCTCTAGCTTAGTGCTCCTTACGAAGGCAATAGCGGCACTATCCTTCTTGAGTCCGTAGTCTACGTGTAGATAGGAGCGGCCCTCACTGAGTCTCTCTAGCCTAGTTATCTGCAGTGATACGTAATAGCGTGTATCATCCCCATTGGCTATATCCAGTGGTATAGAACGTGCATCCAGACAAGAGAGACCCTTAACTGCCTCCTCTATATACTCCTTCTGGAAGAAGGAGCCGTGCTTACTAGAGCGTATGCCCTCATACTCCAGAGCTGCTGTCACGGGATCGCGTATGTAGTCCTCACTATTCTTGAGGCTATACTCACTGACCTCTGGTCGTAGATTGATATCCCAGGTGCGTAGGCGGAATGCCACCATGCGCGCATCGCGTGTCGCTACCTTATAGAGATTCTGTATGTAGTCCCCCTCACCCCAAGCAGAACTGATGGCTATCTTCTTACCTTTATCCCCGAAGGTACTCAGCCCCTTAGCTACGTTACTCCATATATCATCTGCCTTCGATTCCCCTAGCTCGTTATACTCGAAGCGGGCCGCCTCATCTAGAACCAACATCTTAAGGGAGTAACCTACTAGGGACTGCGAGTTAGTGTGTTTAGCGTAGATGGCTATATTTTTAGCCGGGCAACGTATCTCCTGCGTGAGTATCTCTATCTGACCACTGTTCACTAGCCCCTTGAAGTACCCGCTCTGGCTAGCGTAGCCCCTGATTGCGCCGAATAGCGTCTCATTGACCTGGGCCCCGCTTCGCGCTATAACAAATATAGCTATAGGGGATCCACTCAGGAGACCATAGTGCTTAGCTGGGTTATCTAGGTTAATAAGGCAATAGAACTCGTAGAGCACGCATATACTTGCTAGCACGCTCTTACCTCCTCGTCGCCCACACTCTAGTACCATGTTGACGTAGGAGCGGTCTGGTACCCAGGTGGTTACGTCTTGCTCAGCCCATCGTTGTAGTATAGCTAGCTCATCCTCTAGTAGAGGCTCATTATAGAGAGCGCGCAGTATAGCTCTCTGAGGCGGGAATAATGTATCACCGGGGGCCAGTAGATACTGCTCTGCAAATTCAACTATACCTATAACGTGCCCAGTCTTAACCTGAGCTAGGCCTTCATACGCTAACTCATCGAATAGTTCTATTGGATCCAGCTTACGTTTACGCGCCAAGTGTCACCTCCATACACATATTCTTAGTCTCTGTGTATTCTATTATGTCTATGTCAGGTTGTATAGCCTTGACTAAATTAGGATCCTCATTTATAGCGACATAGAATACGTCACCTTGGGGTATCATGTGTATTGCTGCAGGGCCCGATATTGTGTTTACTGGTAGTGATGGATTCAGATATATAGACGATATGGTACTCATAATATGAGTGCCCGCGTCTATCTCTAGCTCTATGTACTCATCTGGTATTGGTACATCTAAGCGGGGGGGCGATTCTATATAGCGTAGTGTCCAGGGCACAGTTGAATTGAAGCGGATAGTTACTACCGTTGTATTCTGCGGGACCTCTAATTGTACCTCTTGATCTAGACTATTGTCTCGAGAGAATGCAGTGTAGATTATAATAGTACTAGAGCTGCCTGACCGCAGTACGTATGCGCTTATACTGCCCTCCGCCTTAGTAGAGAGGATGGCTCTCTGCAGTGGTTCTAGACCCCAGCTATCTAATTCTGAGCGCATGATAAAATTACCCCTACTATCTATCATGTCGTAGGGGCCGGGCACTCTAACAGAATGTATATCCCTATTGAGAACTACGACAGGGTAATCAGTACTACTGAGTAATTGTATTATCCACCAATCTAATAGTGGCAGAGCGCCTAATAGCGCAGGGGCCCGTGTTCTAATTAATGACTCGAGGTTAATCACAATGAATAATGAGTTTAGACAGCGACGCTTTAGTAGTATGCCCCTCACTATGTGGTTAATAGCAGGCACCACGCATGTACTTGACTCTAGATTTGGAAGTTTATAGCACGGCTCGTGTAGTAATTGGCACTATGCTTAGTATTGAGGTGGTGGAATTTTATTATATGCGAATGAATAAAACTAACAGTCGAGGAGGCCACAGAACTATACCCTGCTGGCCTCTCTACTAAGTCGCAGCTATAGGAGTCATGTCTGCTCGTTGAGCAGTAAATTGATAGTGCAATTGTATACTGCAGGTGGTGCTACCGAGAGTGGTGCGCTAACTACGGTTTCTATGTGCACTACAGTACCCACGTTACTACCGCGGTTATTACCATTAGCTGGACTGGCACCAGTTAGGTTAGCCCCCCGTACTACCAGTGCATGAGTGAAGGGCCCTATCGGCCCCCCTGATGGCGTGAATGTAGCAGTAGCAACCAAACTAGCAGTGGGTGCTGTACGTGTTGGGATAGTGATGATTGGGGTAGTGACGATGAATCTACTATAACCACTAATCTCCCAGAGGGCTGCTTCAGCCATGGTGATATTCAGGCGGGCATCTATCTCAGTGGGGGTTAATACAGTACCTATACCTAGCTCGGGCCGATTGATTAGAATGACTACTAGATTAGTATTAATCTGAGATAGTAGGAAGGAGTATAGTGCTCTTGTGTACATGTTAAGGTAATGTTATGTTTAGACGGCTCTCTACAGCGCCGTCGATGATTCTATACACTATATCATCATCGAGGGGATCATATAACTCTATATCATAGAACCATGTCTGACGCGGTGCTGTAGTAGGTATCTGCTTAGTACGTGTGGCACCTAGATAGGGTTTAATACGTGTGTAGATCACTCCATCTCTATCTACTGTAGTTAGAGGCTCAAACTCAAAGTTAGCAAATAACTCACCATCCTCTCCATCTCGTATCTGGCCCCGGCACTGCAGTGCTGTTAGGTCTCCCTGACGTAGTATAGTCAGTAGATCCCAGAGGGCCCCTCGTATAATAGCTCTATCCTTAACTAGATCTAGCTTAGTTACCATAATCTCAATGTTGCTGTTACTGTCTGCTGTATAACTACGCCCTGTACAATACTATGACTGAGGCGCACCTTATCAATTAACCACTGCTGTTTGTATAAAATACTATCTAATAATGGAGGGCTATCTAGTAGGAATAATTCCTGAGTCTGGGCTCTATATTGATATAGCGTAGTCTCCTCACCATAATTAATAGTAGACCAGCCCGTATACGTTCCTATCCAGGGTTCCTCTAACCTAGTGGGTAACTCACCTACTAGATTAGGTAGTGTACGCGTCATCTGCTCTACGCTTGGTGGACCAAGGGGATCTAGTAGATTAGTAGGTCTTAACTTACTCCACTGGAGAGTATTAGGCGGCGCTATATTACCTGATACGTGTTGATATTCATAGTAAGGCCATATCACTCGTCCAGTCCATAACCAGCCGGGTAATAGGGGGTGTATACCCTGACTACTTAACAACACCAGCCTACCACTGAATATAGGTACTAGATCATCCGCTGAGGGATAACGTAGTGTATAACCATTATCTACCATTGGTATATATGGCAGGAGATGCTCTACTAAATCTACTGGTAAGTAGATATATCGCCTATTGGCCCAGCTCTGGCCATCTATTCTTACAAATACGGCTATCTCCTGCCAGCCGCGACGGCCCCATAAATCGCCGCCCAGCCACTGGATTCCTACCCATGTATAACTCTCTGCCTCTATGACTAGTGCATCTAGGCCCTTATATTCAAATAGACCTGCCTGCGGCTGATAAGGCCGCGCGGGGTTGAGCCGCCGTTGTTCTGCTACTAGTTCTTGCCATGGTTTAATAGTACTCAATTCGGCCAATCTCCTCTTTAGCTACTAGGTAATTATCATTCTCGTATGTAGCAAGAATGAATATATTACTCCATTCTCTTATAGATAAGAAGAATATGGGCTTATAGTCACCTTCTCTATATATTACGCCTATAGATGATTGTATAGGCACAGTGCGAGCCTGCGGGATAGACCTGCCTAACGGTATAAGCGTATTAACTGATAGACCAGAGAACATAGTAGCCGTCAGTAACCTTACATCTCTTACACTGACCCACCAGCTCTCTGGCCCATTTGCCAATACTATGCAGCCATCCTGTAAATACATGGCCCGGCTGTTTATACGAGTACCATCTATTAGATACGTCTCGTATAACTCTGCGCCTATAGTCTCATTTATTGTGTAATTTCGTATAAATCTAGTAGCAGCGCGGAGTAGACCTAGGTTAGGAATTATGGGCCCCCGCGGCGGCCGGGTATTAAACCACGTCTTATCGCCTTGTCTTACGCTCTCTACTGTCTCTATTGGCATCGTTACAGTTATATCCCCTAGTCTACCTACTATCTGACGGCCCCGACTAGTATAGACTATATCTGCCTCTATCGTTGTAGCGTCTCCTATTCTATCTATGTAGAAACGACCTGAGCCCAGAGATTCTAACCATACCTCCAGGTCTATTATACTATCACTCCATCGAGATGGAACCCCAGTAGTAATCTGGAGTACTTCGTTGACTGGCGTTCTTACGTCTCCTGCTGCTGTTTCTAATATGAGGTCATTATCAATTAATCTGACTGCCTCTACTATGAGGCTATCTATGTATGTGACTAGCGCAGTGCGACGTATAAGCTGTACCTCTGGCGCTATACCCTGCTCTAGGTACTCTACCACAGCCGCCTCTGCGTCAGCGGCCCAACTAAACGGACGTGTTAGCGTCTGCGCCACTGGGGCATTATAGGTCGGCGTGCCATCTGGCCTAGTGTAGATAGTATTATTGTCTTGTATTATAGTCAGTACATCTCGTAGATTAGAACGGGCGGGCCCCACTGTCACTATCTTATCAGTGATAGATAGAGTACCCGTCACCTCAGACTCTATCTTACCTACTAGATATCTCATAGTTACAGACTGACCTATGTATATCAGTAATCTCATTAGACTCTCCCTTATTTCAGAACTTTTATATAATTACGTATAGAAGTAGTAAATGGATCTCTGTTAAAATCTACCGCAAAGGCTACGTCAACAAGAGCAAGTATCTGATTATTAGATAGCGTATCAGGATTTATGTCGGGATTAGTATTTAATATTGCTTGTGCCTGATTCTTTGCTATTTGTTCTACTTGTATAGACGAAGTAGAATGGTTAATAATAGCTCGGCCAGTTGTAGCATCTGGGGCCTGTCCTACTACTTGATTAGTAGGCGTACCCAGCTCATCAGGTAATTGCTCTACTATATCCTGTATATCACCTGTATTAGCTACTCTAGGTACTACTAGAGACCCGGGATTAATCTTTTGCTTGACTAGATTTAATATACTTTCTATCTGACTATCTTCAACTATTGCCTGTTTATTCTCTAGATTGACCCTTACTGTCTCTCTAAGTACTGAATCCGTTATTGGGGGGCCTCCTATCTCTGCAGTAAGCTGGTTAGCAACTGCTTCTTCTGATATGGCGCCCCCTCCCATAATAGAAATAACCTTATTAGCTGGAGAGGCCGGCGCAGATACAGATGCTGGTAGCGTACCTGTATTAGTTTGTAATGTATTGTGGGGTGATCCTACTGGTACAGCTGGCGCGGTTAATGTATTCGTAGGTATAGGTACTATAGAATCAATAGTATCGAATGTATAGTCTATAATAATAATAGGTTCATCATCAATAGAGTCTACAGTAGGGGTTGAGATAATTGGGGTACCGTCAGGATTAAGTGGAAGAGGTACTTCCCCTTCTGGAGGTTTTACTAAAGTAACTCTTATATTACTAATTAATCGTTTATCTAGTATCTCGTTAAGTATTCTGAGAGCTCTCTTTTTATCAGAGATATCTTCAAGAGCCTTGAGCTTCTGGGTCTCAGTGGCGCCTGGGCGTAGAGTGTTAGCAATTTTTATAATGTTATTATATACACCCTCATCAGTTATAGCTCTGGGATACTTCTCATTATATTCACTGAGTACCTGATACCTTAAACTAGTCGCAACGCTGTCAGATACGCCGGGCCTAACATTCTTAATATAATTAACTAATTCGGCCGGGTTCATGTCCTGTGGTCTATAACCTTCTCTGTACAGAATAGTGGTTAACGAAGCAGGATCATCTTCTACTGGAAAATCAACATTATTACGTATAATTTGTCTAGCACGTAGTACTTCTTCAACATCAGCACTTGGATAGTTATCAGCTATCCATCTAGACGCATTATCTATAGATACATTCTCATTACGCATTTGGATGGCTATGTCGCCACTTTCTTGACTTACCTTATTTATATTAGGAATATCCCTTCTTGTTAGGGCGTTTGCATTATTAACAACATTATTAGGAGAAGCGCTAGCTACATTACTGGCCCCAGGAGTTATAAACCTAGTGAACCTAGCCGCGACGTTACTACTACTGAGATAATTCGAGGGAGGTTGTAGTATGCCGGGAGTGGCGCGCTGTGTGAAGTTCACTGCGCTACTCTTAGCCTTATTAGCAGTAGAGAGAATGGCACTACGAACGCCTTGAGTAGACTGAGCCAGACTACCAGTTATCTTAGCACCTGGCCCAGTATTTAATATACCAGTCTTTGATATAACCTTACCCGCGAGTCTTGCTGGTACAGATGCAACCTTAGTACCAACACCAACTACCTTGCCAAGCGCTGCAGTTTCTATTTTAGTAGGAGCCAGTATAGTTACTGCGTCCCTGGCTGCCTCAATAGGTGTGTATTGCCTGCTATCTCCATTAGCAACTGTATTAATTACATCGCCCGCAGCAGCCCCTGCGGTGGATGCTGTTACTACTCCCCCTACAATACTAATAGTCGTAGGTACAGAGCCTGTGGCTACAGTAACGGCCTGCACCGTAGCCTCAATACTTGCTTCAGTATGTATATTTTTCATCCTTAAGTTTATTTATTGCATCTTCACCAGTTACTTCAAATACTTGTCCTATAGAGACGACGTAATATCTGCACGCCCCACCCCTATCACATACCTCATGCACGCTAAGGCGCTGGCCGGTGATGGGGTCAGGATCCCTGCTCTCCCATTGAGAGAGCGTTTTGCCATCGATTCCCCGCTTAGCCATCTCAATATCCTCAATTATAGCCAGGGCGCTATCCACCGCATTGGCCTGCTCTTCTACTGTAGTCCGGCTTATAGCCTCTTTGAGACTGGCAGGTATATGTTCTATCTTAGTTATCTCACACTTATCCTCCGTTAGAGAGCGTGTCTCGAATTGTAGCGTATAGTATGTTCTATCGCTACGCGCATGTGCTACCTCGAGTAGTGATAGGTGTCCGCGGAAGCGGGGATTACCTGTTTTAGCTGAGCGTATCACTCCCTCCTCTACATCGAAGGCCTGGTAGCGTGCCATGTTAATCTCTACGTCTAGATCAGCCCCACTCAGGTATGCGTGCTCGTAGAAGCTTTGCATAGCGCCATAAGTATCTAGCTTAGCCATAAGAGTCCCGACCTTATCCTTACCAGTAGCATGAGATAGATAGGTAGCCGGGCTCGGTTTATCGCCATCTACTCCAGTGAACATCCCTACTACAGTTATCATTACACTATCTATCCCCATGTGCTGGTAGATAGGTGTGCTGCCTGGTACCCGCAACTTAGCAATATTAGCCTTAACTCGTATGTGTAATCCCGGCAGTGCGTTGGGTACATCCTTACTCGCTGTCATAGGTATGACTGAGTCCATAGCCGGCAATAGACTGAAGAAATAACTCTTATTAGTGTCTACTTGTGTAACTCTCATACCCCAGTCTGCCGCAGGTGGATACGTTATAGTCGGCTCCTGCTTAGTTGTTAATTTGCTGGAATCTCCCTTAGAAGGATCTACTTCATTACCTGTAGGTATACCTATACTACCCGGAGTGGCAAGTTCTGCTACATACTCACTGGCCTTATCTCTTCCTGCCTCGGTGAAGTCTTCAGTAAGAGGCAATGTAGAAACTTCTCTGAGGTACTTTATAGCTTCTGTTCTGGCTTCATTATTTAATTGGTCACTATCTAGTAGTTCTACAATAAGATCTATATCGCTATCGTAGGTAGGAGGACTAAGATAGAAGTTAACGGGATACTCCTTACCTGTTACTATATCATTCAACCCCAGCTTAGTGCCAACTGTTGTGTTAGGTGCGGCGGCCGGTACTCGTGGGGTAGTATTGGTATTACTCACGCAGGCTCTCCACTATTACTAGGAATTGGGCTATGGTGTGGTCAGATAGATAAGAGGGTATATGAATATACTGCCCGCGGTAATACAGCTCTCTATACGTATTAGTCGTACCTGCCGTTAGGAGGCCTAGTGGTAGCGTTGTTAGGTAATCGAGCTCCTCATCTGTGAAGTCAGCTATAGGGAGGCCCTGTAATAATAGGGCCAGTCTATTATCGTAGCCCCGCGCTGCCAGCTGCGGTACGGTACGACGATATAGTGCCCCTGCGATGAGGGGCACAGCGTGATTAATTGGTATACGCGCTACTATACTTTCTAATATGTCAGACACTGTAGGCTCGAGACATAGGGTAATATAGTTATGGTGCCGCTTACGATTATTTGTAATCTAATGCGTATGCGATTTCTAACCAATGGTACATCATTATCACCCTGACGCACTAATACAGTGGGAGTGAGCCCAGACAATGTAGTCTCATTCTCAATGAGGGGTATATTACCATCTACCAGCGTAGAGGTAGGAGTAGGCATTTCAGTCCAGGTCTGGCCCCCATTGGAGCTGGCACTGGCTACTACACTACTACCCTGCGGTAGGAAGGCGCGGTATATAACCTTGACATTAGTGTAGTCACGCGTAGGATAATCTATGCTGATCCAGGTAGCTCTAGAACGGGCCCGCCCTATAATCAGCATACTCCTGTTGAGGTAAACTATGGGTGTCGTGCCTGTAGTGAAGAGCACTAGTCTCATCTCTAGATTATCCGGCAGCTCCGTAGTTCGCTCTGGTAAGGACACTAGCTCCTGCCCTTCCTTATAGAAGGTAGAGAATGAGCCCCCCTGACCTAGGTTATAACTCCAGAGGCTATTGAGCTGTGTTAGGTCTACCTGAGTATCCGCCTCAGGCGCCGGGCTATAGGTGAAGTCTATATAACCTGTCGAACCTAGACTCCCTCCTATTAGTTGGTATGTTAGATCACTATTGGTCTGTGACTGCCAGTTACTACCACTGCGTGTCAGGAGGTAGCCGGGTATGTCTGGCCCCTCTTGGTATCGTGATATAGCAGGCTGTGCGTTTGTATTGATGTGCATAGAGCCCGGGCTAGTGGCACTAATGACCACACAGTAACTACCTGCCACTAGATTGATGGGCGGGTCGAAGGTCAACTCTACTGGTGTATCAGGGCTACCGCTCGTTACCTGCAGGCGGACCCGTCCTAGCTCCCTCTCCTCTGGTATATTATTGGGTGCTGCTACTAGACTCACCCAAGCGCTTATGGCCCCCGCAGGATATACGCGTATACCCGTTATAGTATTGGCTGTTGATAGAGTAAACAGTTGTGCCATGCCCTCCCTGACCTGTACTACAGCTGGTGCGGGGGCTCCAGTGGAACCAAACTCCAGACACTGTCCTATTGTCCATCCATTTCCTGTTGCTGTTATAGATGGTACTGCGCTACTAGAGGGGACTGCTATATTTGCTACTAGTATGCCACTGACATCAGCCCTATAGCGCCCGTCTTCTATAGAGCCACGGGTTACTGTAGCCTGGGGAGTCCGTCCATCTATTTGTAATACTATACCACTCTCTAGAGATAACAGACCCTCTATAGTGATTGTGACTTGCACTGCCTCGGTGGCTATAGTGAGATGGCCTAGCTGGTACTCGATGCGCCTTGCATCGGGTGCTACTACTGGTGGGTTGAGCGTCATACGTACGTCTCGTGTCTGGGCTGCTAATCCCAGACTGCCTGTAGCACGTCGTTGATCAATTATGAGATCAGGGGCAGGCCGTAGATATGCCGTCTGTAGACTCCCTCCAGACTCCGTTATGGTTACATTACTACTACCGCCTATAGTTAGGTTATCGGGCCTGATTGTGTTGTACGAGCTAGGTAATGTCATGTAACCTGTCATAGCACAGTCAAAACCAGGAGCTGTGATGTCAGTTCCCAGTGTATTCTGGAAGGATTCTACAAAGCCGCTCTCTAGAATACGCGGGGCTCCCGAGTAGAAGTTAAGTCGTTCTAGAGCTATATCTATAGCCTCCTCTCGTAGTGTGTTCAACTTAACCTGTAGATCTCGCAGTAGGCCGGGCTCTACCCATCTATTATCGCTGGCTATTAGTTCACTATTGCTTATACGTGCTAGCGTGAGGGGCCCCGTACCTATTCTCACCTCACCTTTCTTATCTATGACGATCTCACCACTAACCACCATGGGCAGATAGACAGGCTCGTATAGATCCACTATCTTACCATCTATGAAGGCCCGGCCGGGCTGGACGGCCAGACGTTGAATAGGTTGATTCTGTGTTAGGTCTATCTCTAGCGCATTATCGAAACGCAGGCCTAGTACCTCTAGGCCTCGCTGTATGTAGTTGCCGTATACCTCTTTGTCTACTAACTCTATGGCCTCCTCGAGTGATGCTACTTTACTGCGCGGGGCCCGACTGAATCGCTTACCATCGTATATGAGTATCTGGCCCTCCGATATCTGCAGGAATGGGTAACCGTCCTGCCCTACTACTGGTTCAGGAAATAGGATACTGCGCCCATCATAATCTATCCGGTATATGCGGAGTGTAACGTTGGCGTCACTGGTTATAGTTAGCTGGGCTGGGCTAATGCGATACCAGCCCTCCTCCTCTATATATATCAGACCACCTTGTATTGTTAGACTGGGGGGCGCCCATATTATATCTACCTCCGCTAGGTAATAGACATCGTATAGACTGCGGCTCATTTCCTCTACATGCAAGTGTAAGAGATCCTGCATCTCTATGAGCTCTCGCGCTTGTAGGGGCCGGCCATCCGTGAATAGTAGCTTAGTTCGTTCCATATACTACTACCTCCATTATAGATGGCACGTCTGTTGTCGAAATTCCAAATGCGTCTATAGACCACTTCAGCTCTCCACTACGCGGGCCAGGAGATACATATTCATAAGTTAGGCGAGATAGTCCTAGTCCTGCATCTAGTATGACTGTGGTTGGGTTGTTTAGAACGTACCAGCCCCCTGTGCTGAACTGTATCCTTACTTGTAGCGTACTCGATGGCGGCATTAGTGCTGTTATGGCTATTGTAAATTTCGTACTCGTCTGGAGAATAGGCTGCCAGTTAGATATATGCTGCGTGGGTGACAGGTTACGATAGAGGGATACTGTCCCTATTTCTATGATGGGAGTTAGGGCTGCTGTACCTGTGGATACTGCACGTAGGAGGAGTGTAGACTCTACTCTATCTAGACATATAGGTGTATTAGGCGCTATAGATATCCAGTTAGGATTTTCGCCCGCCTTGTACTGATAATCTATTGTGCAGCCTGCTGGTACTATGTCTCGTACATTGAGGGCGAAGGCCGTCATACTGTAAGAGTAGCTACCTAGATCTATACTAATCGGAGTCGTCGGGAATACAGCGCGGTAGAGCCGCATACTAATATCTTCTCTCTCGTGATTAGAGATGATAGTACCGTCACTGGACCAGATGTTACCATTTATGCCTAGCTGCTGTCCTATTAGAAGCCCCGCATCTAGTATATCGGCCTCTCCTATCTCACTAGTGAATACGCTCCAGTCTCCCTCTGTACTGCGGAAGCCTAGTGTATAATACTGATCCTCCTTGAGATAGATGGGAGTAGGGAATACGTATTTAGTCCAGAGCCGCCCCTGTATATCAGGTAATACCGCTCCACTGACAAGAGCCTCTCCTAGTAGTATCTGCCCCGGTGTAGTAGCTGTGCCATCCCGCAATGATATAACTAAGGCTCCTGATGCCGGCGCCGATGCTATTCTTATCTCAAGACTGCTCAGGTACATATCAGAGGGTGCCTGAAATGTCTGCATCAGTGGGTCGAAGCCTACCCTCGGCATCAGGGGTAGGGGCTGGGTATCTATTGAGGATGATGGTAACCCCCAGGAGGCCGCCCCGCCTAGCGCCACGTGGGTCAGGTTATTATTAAATATCGATATCGTATTACTTACACTCAGTGTATCAGACTGTAGCACTACGGCATGGACACCGGGGGGTAGCGCGGGCAGGAATAACTCGATCTCGAGTATGCCATTAGATCGGGGCCGGAACGCGAATGGTAGGGTGCCCGATATTGGTGTGTTATTAATTGGTACTGCAGTAGTCATGATAGTGTCAGCTATCAGTAGTTGATAGCTGGCCTGAGGGAGCCCCTCTCCTCGTATAGTGTATCGTATATTCTGGGCCCGCGCCTTATCTATCTCCTCGCTCCCCATTAGATTAGCACCTATAGCTGGTATAGCCTCACCTGCTGATATAGCCTCTCGTACACGACGAGATAGCCGCGTGAACTCCGCTCTATTGCCCTCATTGATAAATCGATAGAGGGGATTACTAGTGGAGCTGAATAGAGCAGCTCCTCGGACGGCCAGCTCGTCGCAGGGGTTAATCCGCCCTAGATCGCTATTAGCCATGATGACTCTGCGGCAGAATAACCGCGGGGCTGTAGTTTGCTGTATACTTCTCTCTTTCGTCAGCTTAGTTTGCTCGAGGAAGATACTCTCTGTATATGTAGGTACTACAATGTAGGGGTCTCCTGCGTTATTAGGTCTAGCCGAGGGAGCCGTTGCTCTGACATCGCTATATACTCTATTGGATGTCAGACTATTAGTTAGAGGTGAGAGCATACCTGTACTCTCCGTTAGGTTAATGCCGTTACTATCCACTAGGGCATCTATAGATGTAAAGTTAGGTACGGCTCCTGTATTAGTGAAAGCCAGCCCCTCTGCTCTAGTTGTGAGTCGTAGTCTATCTATATCATCTGATAATGACGATACAGCGCTGGCTAGCTGCCGTATACTATCGTAATTGACAGGACGACAGTCGATAGGCTCAATGATGGCGCTATTATTACTTATAAGCACACGTGCTAATGGTAGTACTGAACCACTAACAGCAGGAGGCTGTGGATTAACTCCTACCTCACCATATATGACAGCGGGCTGCCCCTCCTTATCTAGCGTCACTATAGCTATGCGGCTGAGGAAATAACTATAGTCTACCTGGAATGTAGTATTAGGTGCGGGGCTCCGTGTACCAGTAAATACTATAGTGTCAGTAGCCGTCAGGAGATTGAAATCTACTCCTAGTGTTAATTGACTAGAGTACGTATACGTCACAAAATAGGTAGTACCAGGTGCCGGCTCTATAGCCCCTGTGCCATTAGGAGCCCACTCCAGTCTACCACCATCGAGAACCTGGAAGTCCCGGCCCTCTATGTAATTAATAGAGCCCTGGAATACAGATTTCACACTAGATACAGTATCTCGCCCTAGGTAGTCACTAGTGCCGGGTGTAGGCCCGCGCACTATGGCAGCCGTATTCTCCTGGAGCGTAGCTACTAGTCGCGTTACCTCCTTGACGGGTCGGCGAGTTAACATAAACTCATTAGTACTGGCTGCACCTCCAATGGGTCCGATGGGCACGTCGACGCCTAGTAAATTACTGGGGGCCCCTCCTGTGATAGTGATACCTATGGTAATGTTCACTAGGTTAGACGTGGTACCTATACCTATGGACTCCATGACGAGTGTCAGTCCATTACGGCGGAAGGCTATGGCATCTCGGAGTAGATTACGGGCCGCATCCGTAGTAATGTTGGTACCAGTAATAGTACTATTACTATCAGTACCAGTAGCTATGCGAGCTATTACGTAGTCTATGAAGGTTTCTACTGAGGTGGCTGCTGAAGTATTAGCCGTCACAGTTATAGTCAAGTTATTGATAGGAGCAAAGCTTATGCTTACTTGGGTACCCTGTGCTAGTACATTAGCCCACGTGGAGGTACCCTGCAGCGATATGGTGCGGTTGGCTATAGCAGTTATACCTGCATAAGTAAATGTAGCCGCCGTTACTACCTGACTATCTGTGGTACGCTGTAGTGCTAGATTTATTGGTGTATCAATAACTACTCTACGCCCCACGACGTAGGCTACTCCAGGTGCCAGTGACATACCAAGTGAAGACTCTGACCTACGTCGGGCCTCCTCTAATTCTGCTAGCCCGCCCAGTGCTGCCGTCTGTCTCTCTCTGTAGGTAGCCTCTAGTGTAGCTACCAGGGCCTCTTCTTCCACTACACGCGTCTCAAGATCAGCGAGTATAGTCAGGTTAGCGGGCGTGGGGCTGACACTACTTATATCCCGTGCATCATCTAATCGCAGTAGTAATCCATCTAGTCTACTCTTACTCTCTAGATATAGGCTACGTGATTCAGTAGCCCGCGCCTCTAGTGTAGAGTAATTTTCATTGAGCGTCACTAGACTGGTATCAGCTAGAGTGCGGGGGCGGTCCAGTAGCGCTAGGTCCAGCCCTCGCACGCAGAAGTTACCGTGTCTCTCAAATACTCTCTCTGCTAGTGTCTCCTCAATACCACCAGGTAGGTCCCTCGCTCTATTAATAGGTAATCCATTGCGTATAGAGTAGAGGGGATACCCTCGCCCCGTAAGGACTATACTACTATTAACTACTAATCGAGATGCCCCCCGGGGCCCGTATTGATTGCCGGCCCGCATACTCTCATCCTCGAGTACGGTAGTGGTGACCTCGAGATAAAATGTAGTCTCTCCTTCTCGTGATACCTGAAAGCGCGTGGGCTTAGTCTTGACTACTACACCCGCAGCATATACACGGCCTTCAGTTATAAGAATATCCATGGTCGTACCGTCATCACCTACGACGACTAACTCTACACCCGAGAGTATAGTACCATCTCTATAGAGCGTATCCATACCGGTCTGGAACTGGCCATGCACTATTGATTGCATCTCTAGGAGGTCCTGCGCCACTAAGGGTTGGCCGTCCTCTGGTAGTACTTTCACCCAATTACTATCGAGGGTATAATTCTCGGGGTATTCTGGTCTTTGTAATATAGACATCGATTAAATAGGTAATATGAATTTAACGCGTGTGCGGTCAGTAGGGGTTGCGTGAGTCACGGGGGTGAATAGGAGTGCCATCTGCGCAGGGCCCGTGTCGAGCCATTCGCCGGGTAGCCAGAAGTCAGCATTAGTATTCGCGCCTGTTTGTAATACTACATCAGTTAGCAGTGATGCAGAACGGAAGGCCCCGGGTACCTGCTCACCTGATACTATTGCTTCTACGTATAACGCCTGGGGTAATAAGCCTAGGAGTGATATAAGGTTAGCTCTATCGTTAGGTATTATGTTCCAGCGCTGGTCCCCCTGTATAATATCACCGCCGCTCTCTACTCTATAGGCCAGTGATACTCGGTGAGGGCGTAGTATAACCTGTGTGCTCAGGAATGCAGGGTCCTGCGGTATAGGTCTATCCGGCGGCTCATCTATATCTAGTGGGTTATCGGGGGCCCATGTCGTATAGCGGCCTATTCCCACACGTAAGGGCAGTGTGTCTCTCATCTGTATCAGACGATATACCCGCCCTTCTGGTGTAGTCTTACTTATGATGGTAGTACTCATTATCTCACTATGGCGTCTTCTATTATGGCATTGACTATCTCACGACTGGTTATACCAGCGCTAATCAATGAGTTCTGACGAGGCCCATCGTATGCTGTAGCCCCTATTCCCGTTATATATACATTCTTTATTAGACGAAAGCCGGGCTTAACTAGTGGAAATCTAACTAATATTGGATCAGCAGGATAATTCATTGGCCACGATGGGTAGAAGCCAGTCGCTAATACAATAGAATCCACATCCGGTATCTCTCTACTATTAGTTATGCGGGGTATCTCCTTGTAATTATACTGGGCTAGCTCATTGGCTATATATGGCGTGATGCTGGGCCCCCATCTCTTAACACGAGATAGGTACTCAGCACGTTTATTTAATGGGAGGGTTCTATAGTATCCGCCCAGCGCTGTCTTATTATACCAGTGCGCGTAGGATGGAGCGGGGTAATTATCTATACGGTACCCCCCGTGACTCCAGGTAACTTCATTGTTCTGCGCTAGGTGCGCTACTGCCTCTGCCGCGCCCTGACCGCTACCTAATACTAGGAGGCGTTTATTAAGTGCCGGGTGCTTCAGGTAGTGACTGAGCGTATGAGTATCGTAACCCACTGTCCAATCAGGCACGCGCTGCTCTCGTTGTCCTGTAGCTATAACCAGGGGGCCCTCCTCTAGGGGGCCTATCTCTAGACCCATGCTCAGTGCTCGTTGTAAGGCCCACTGTAAGTAGCCCTCGAATACATCCCTGTTGCATCGTTCCTGCACTGCCTCTATCTCACGCTGGCTCCCCAGTATAGGCTCTCGTTGTAGGTAGTGACAGAGGCTGTAATCAGCGCCCTCTATATTAGTACATAGGTCAAAGGAGATAGGACTCCTCATCTGTAGATTGGGTACTACTTCATCTTTACTCCAGCTGCTCAGGGGCCTCGGGTCCCATGCACGTACAGATAGACCTTGATTAAGTGCTTCTAACGCTACTGATAGGCCGCGCGGGCCTAGTCCCATTATATTTACAATCACAAATTATAGTCCCCGTTATATACCATACGCCGGTGCTTAACCGTACCGTTTGATCTATTGTACCTAGTGACAGCGCAGTATCGCTAGTATTACCTACTCTATACTATACGCTGCGCCTGCTATTAACCTGAATGTTAGGCAGGTTCCCAAGAGTACCAATCTACGCCATCCCATGTGAACTCTGCCTGTATACTCGTGCTGGTATTACCCAGCGTCAGTACGGTAGCGCTAGTATTGGGATTCTTAACTAGAATATTAAACGCGGGCGCCAGATTCAGTATACGGAAACGCGTACCCACCGTAGGGTTAGGCGGTAATAATACATCTCTGTTCGTACCACCAGGGTCCAGGTGTTGTGTACCAGCGCTGGATAGTGTGAGAGTCAGCGCCTCAGTGAGAGACTGCCTATTCAGTGATACCTGATTACTGAGGTTGGCTGCGTTCCATCTACTGGTAGTGGCATTCCACGTCAATACCTGTCCCTGCGCAGGGCTAGTAATAGCTACATCAGATAGACCTGCCAGAGCGCCGCCTCCACTATTAACTGTACCCCAGCGCAAACCAGTGGCTGTAGTGCTATCGGCCAGTAGTACCTGGTCGTTGCTGCCTACAGGGAGCCGACTTAGTACTGTGGCACCCTGTACCAATAGATCCCCCTTAGCTACTGCAGGAATTAGAGTATTGAATCTAGTAGTTACACGTGCATCAGTGTAGTAGAGATTAGTTGTACCCTCAGCTATATCATCAGTATCAGCGGGGGCCTGCCACCGTAGCCCCGTCGTCGTTGTAGAGTCAGCTACTAAGAAGGTGCCATTAGCCCCTATGGGCAGACGAGCATTGGTAGTACTATATGTATGTAGATCGCCCTTAGTAGTAAGAGGGCTAGTGAAAGTAGAACCAGTTGGTGTGGTAGGAACCCAGTTACTAGTTGCGCTATTCCACGCTAGGTACTGCCCATTAGTAGCTGCTGTATTGCTGACATTCAGTAGATCAGATAATTCCGCCAGCTCGATACGCGCATCTACTCGAGCGCTTGTATGATAGAGGTTAGCGCCCTCAGGTAGATTAGTAGTAGTGGCTGGACCCGCCGCCAGAGTAGTAGGTATCCAGTTACCACTCTGATATGCTAGAACCTGACCATTAGTTACGCCTGCAGTATTAACATCATTGAGGTCATTGAGCAGCGCTCTATCTAGCCGTAGCCACTCAGTACCATTAGAATAATAGGCACCCCCCGCGTCATTGACTGCAGCAAACATACCTCGGTAGGTATTAGCTGGTGGTAGGCCACCTATATTAGCTATATTGGTGCTCCACCTAATAGTGCCTGTAGTGTGGATATTATTATCACCATCTATTAGATTATTGAGCGCAGTCTGTCTGTTATTTACATCATTTAAATTATTGAGCGCTAGTAAATCCCCCCCACCAGATGCTGTAGCATTAACCCAGTTAGTGCCATTCCATGTTAGGTTTTGCCCTATAACAGGAGTAGTTATAGTCACATCACTCAGCGTATTAATACCAGTGCTATTTATATGCGTGCGTACCCAAGCAGTAGTGGCCAACCGCGTATTATTGTCGCCACTAGGAGGTGTGGGAGCAGTGGGGGCCCCGGTTAGTGCTGCGTTATTGATAGGGGCTCGTGTTGCCAGGCCGGGTACGGTAGGCGCTGTTGCTGTACCACCTAAGTCGCCGGTTAGCCTGATAGTACCTAGTACGCTGGCTGTAGCGGGCCCAGGTAATAGGGTACTCAGATTAATGCGGTATGGTGTTACTGTTCCATTACGAATTAGCACCATTACCATTGAGTCTCCAGTTATTATGCTGGGGAGTAGTGGTAATGCTAGTGCAGTCTCTTGAATAGTCATATAATTTGCGTTGTAGTAAGGATTAAATGTTAAGAGTCATATTAGACGCCTCTGGACTCTAACTTGTAGGATGACTTTTTTCTCCTACACTATATATTCTAATATTAGAGTACCCCATATTTAATCATAACCCTGAGAGCAGCGGCCTGATATGTAGCGCATACTCAACGGATTTAGTATTAACCCTCTTTATCACTTTATCGTCTCAAAGCTCTATCGACACCACCACTATGACAGACCATCTCACCAATCTCTTTCTCAGTCTCCCTTACGAAAGCGCCATGCAGGATTTGGGGGGCCAATACTATGATCAAGTTGCGGCTGCGGATTTTCCCCGTCATATCCTTCGTTTTCGCAATGATGCTTTATTACCTTTGGTGGGAATTCAGCCAGAATTAACCTTAGATGAGCATTTTATCGAGGCTTTTGGTAAATTTCAAGCCCTTACCCCCTTTTTAGCCCTGCGTTACCACGGTTATCAATTTGGCGAGTATAATCCTTTTTTGGGAGATGGTCGCGGTTTTCTCTACGGTCAAGTTAGGGGTATTGATGGCAAATTATACGATTTTGGTACGAAAGGATCGGGACGGACCCCCTATTCCCGTCATGCGGACGGTAGGTTAACTCTCAAGGGTGGAGTTAGAGAAGTCTTAGCCGGGGAAGCTTTACGCGGTTTAGGGGTGAATACCTCTCGCTGTTTGAGTTTGGTGGAAACGGGGGAACCCCTCTGGCGTGGTGATGAACCTTCCCCGACGCGATCTTCGGTGATGATTCGAGTTAGTAATTCTCATATTCGTTTCGGGACTTTTGAGCGTTTATTTCATATTAAACGTGCCGATTTAATTAAAAGACTCCTCGATCATGTGATTATTTATTATTATCCTGAAATCGATCCCCAAGATAGCGATCGCTATTTAAAATTTTACGCCGCTTTAATCGAAAGAACCGCTAAATTAGCAGCCCAATGGATGGCCGCAGGTTTTTGTCATGGGGTTCTCAATACCGATAATATGTCAAT